AGCGAGGACGAAAACAATTACAACGTGGTGGCGTATCGCGCCAAGGGCAACGTAACCGACTGGTCGGACTTTGTAGTCCTACCATCTTATCCAGTGCAGTGGGAGTTAACTTATGAATAGGAGGCAGTATGACAGCAGAGCAATTGTATGACCTATTGGAAGAGGCAGGCATCGAGTTTGACGTTGTAGAAGTATTCGAGGGACTGCGCACGATTAACATTGTTGTAGAGGAGGAATAACCATGGCATTCTATTACTTTGGCAACATAGAGTTTGGCGATTTTGTAAAGGGCGACGATTATTATCCGGTGGCGCTGATCCACGCAGTGCACGACACCCGTGAGTTTGCTACCGAGGACGAGGCAGACGACTACATGGTAGAGCAAGGGTTTGGCGGGTATGTTAACGCCGACTCTAAGAACATTGAGATATACTTTGCAAAGAAATAAAAAAGTCTGTATAATAAATTTTTAACGGAGGAATTATGAACACAATTAACGTACCATCATTTACAGCAGTACCTGCACGCACTGACGACATCGTCGACCAGTTGGGCGCAGTCAAGCAGGCAATCGACGAGCTCGAGGCAACAGCACGCAAGTTCAAAGCAGAGCTCATCAAGCGTGGCGTAGGCACCTACGAGGGCGCTAAGTTCTTTGCCGAGGTGCAACACTACGATCGTGCCACGATCAGTCCAACACTGGTGCGCAAGCTCAGCAACGACGAGTTCGTTAAGCAGGTTACCGAGGTCAAGGCAATCGACGCAGTTGTTGTCAAAGCACTGGGGGTGTAGCATGAAACTGACAGTGATTGGCGCCAGTGCCGAGGGCAGTATTTTTGCCTTTGGACTGTACGAGACAGTGAAAAAAGCAGAGGAACGAATCGAGAGCCTGCAAGAAAAGCACCCGAGCATTTCGTTCTTTTGGGTTAAGATAAACAAATAGGGAGAGAAAATAATGCACGGACTACAAACAATGGCTTACCTGAACTACCAATCTGCCGAACAGCAGAAGTTTATCAACGACATACTAACTAAACCACGCCCCCCTGAGAGAAACCTGCTCGAGGTATGGATTGACTGGAAGAGAGAACAAGATGAGCAATTACAAGTACATTCTGATTGACGAGTTTGGCGGGGCCGTACGCAAGTTTGCTAGTAAGGTGGAGGCTACCCCCTACCTTACTTGCGGGACACGCTTGGCGCCCCTGCCAAAGACTCCTAAAGTCAATCTATACCAACAGGCAATCCTAATACTAGGGGAGGCACCATTTTGATAGCAATAGGGTTTTTATTTGCATTGATATGTTTTTCTGCACTACAGGAAGAATTTTCATTGGGCACGTTCGGTTGGTTTGTGGTGGGCGTCATTATGATGCTACACAAAACAATTGGCACAGTAATTTTAACACTATGGGGAGATCGCATTGAAAGAAAACGACATACTAAGTGACTACCTGCAATCACTGTATGGCATCGAGCCATTGACAGTGGAGGAGGAGCACGAGCTCGCCAAGAAGATTCAGGCAGGCGATGAGCGTGCGCTTGAGAAGTTGATCACGCACAACCTGCGCTTTGTGGTCTACGTAGTGCGCAAAATGACGGCGTGGAATCACGGCAAGGTGCCGGTGGAAGACATGGTGGCGATGGGTAACGAGGCACTACTGACAGCAGGACGCCGGTGGGTGCCAAAGAACAACGCGCGCTTTGCCACCTACGCCAAGACGTTTATTGAGAAGGGTGTACGGCGTGACCTAGACAACACGGCAAACATCATACGGCTACCAATCAACATCATGGAGCAAGTAAAGAAGTTGAACTACACCGAGCGCTCGCTATCCCAAGTACTGGGGCGCAAACCCAAGGTAAGCGAGATAGCCACGCTTATGAATGTCACAGAGGCCAAGGTGCACCAGTTGCAGGGGTATATCTCACGCGAGCCAATCTCGCTTGATTACATTAACCAAGAGAAGTTTATTGAGGAGTACTTAGATGATTGAACTAAACAAAGAGCAACAGTGGGTATACACACGCTTTATAAAAGCAAGAGACCGAGTTGGGCTTGGTACAGTCAAGCCAAACAAAAACTACAGTTGGGTGCCTCTCTCCGACTATTCGTCATGCGTCGACGTGGTGGGGCTAAACCACCCCCTGTTTGTACAAAACGACGAGTACCTTGAGTACAAAGAGGCACTCTTGGCGTGGCTAGCCGTAGAGCCTGCGTTCAGAGAGCAAGAGCGTATGCGCATGAGCAGGGGCGACTACGGCACGCAGGACAGTTGGGAAGAGCGTGGCAACAAGGTGGCGGACATCGTTCACAAAATCAAGGAGGATAAATGAGAGTCATACCAACCGACGTATTGGACAAAGAGGGAAACCTAGAAAAGATCGAGTTTTACGACGAGCTCGGTGGCTTTCAGTTTCAGGCTATGTGGGACCCAACCGACGAACAGACGGCAGACAACCGCCGAGAGTTTAGGGAGTGGGCCAAAGGAATGGCCGACAACATGGGGCATGAGGTGGTTAAATGAAGTGGGGCGAGGACGTTGGCAAGAAGTATAGGAAAAGACTTTTGGGTTTTGACCCACTGTCTGAGAAATACGACAAGTACGGCACCATCCTCCTCCTTATAACTTTTTGTTATATAGGAGGGCACCTTTTATATCATTTTTGGTAGGATATCCGCACTTGCGGGGGTTGCGGGGGTCAAACAGGGTATTACCTCTATCTTTATTTTTTATTTTTAAAAAATGTAAAAAAGAGTAAAGTAACCCCCGCTACCCCGTCAAGCCCGTCGGACATCAAGGACTTAGCGCATTTCATTTCACATCGTGGAATATCAGCACCTAAAAATTTGCATTAGTAAGTGTGAAGAAAGGAAACTATGACAGATAAACCAATTTGCTTACCCGTGCAGTTCGCCACGATCCCCTTGGAGCTTAAACGCATCCCAAGGTGGGTGTTGTGGAGACTTGTCGAGGTAGGTGACGAGGGCAACAAGAGATGGTCCAAGCTACCTACTCAGGTCAGTGGCCAACCCGCCTCGTCAACCAACCCCGCAACGTGGACAGACTTTCCGTCCGCACAGCACGCCTACGAGGAAGACCCCGAGAAGTTTGCAGGTATCGGGTTCGTCTTCACATCGGAAGACAACCTCATCGGCGTGGACTTAGACGACTGCTTTGACCACGTCACGGCGCGTTTCACAAATGATGCACTGCAACATATCTCTGACGAGCTCCTTGGATACCACGAGATCAGTCCGTCCGGCACTGGCATCAAGATATTCACCCGCTCTGATCTAGCACATGCCCACGTCGACCACTCACAGGGGTTAGAGATTTACCCACAGGGCAGGTTCTTTACAGTCACGGGGCACTACCTAGGGGGTGGGATACCAGCCGAGGCGCAGGACCTGTCGGCGTTCATCCCTGAGCGCGCACTGCACGTGACAGGCGACGCGTTCGCGGACTACGTGCCACCAGTCGAAGGCTACGACCTGCACCGAGTTGAGACCGAGCTACTAACCAAGCTCGACCCTGACTGCGGGTACACAGACTGGCTAAGCGTCGGGTTCGCTCTCTTCCACCAGTTTGGTGGGGACGTCGAGGCCTGCGAGTTGTGGGATCGTTGGAGTGCGCAGTCAGGCAAGTACTCATCAAACGGGTGTGAGTCGAAGTGGCGCACGTTCAAGAGTGGTGGCGCGACTCTACGAAGTATTATCTTTAAGGTTAATCAGAAAGAGAGGGCGGATTCGCTTGCTCGGGGCGAGATAATACTCGACTCGGGCGCTATGAATCACGCACGCACCTTTCTCGACGCGCTCTACTCTGCGGAGGAAGGCTACCGGCTAGTGCACTATGCGGAAGACTTTTTTATACACGCGGGCACGCACTACGAGATTATCGAGGAGGCAACGATCCGCTCGAGGCTCTACGCGTTCCTTGATAAATGTAAGAAACCGGCCAAGGGTGGTGCCTTGGTACCGTTTAACCCGTCACCAGCGAGCGTCTCGGCCTCTATGGATGCGATTAAGTCGATTGTGCACCTACCTAATCATGCAAACACCAAGCCACCGATTTGGTTTGAAGAGTATCAGGCAAATAAGCCCGACGCGTCGAAGTTGATCAGCGTCAAGAATGGCTTGTTCCATTTAGAGGACAAGATTTTACTGCCGCACTCGCTTGGGTTTTTTACACAGCACTCGCTACCATTCGAGTACGATCATAGCGCGACCTGCCCGCAGTGGGACGCGTTCTTACAATCGATATGGGACGATGATCAGGAGTCGATTGACGCACTGCAGGAGATGTTCGGCTACATCCTGTCGGGAGACACGAGACAGCAGAAGTTTTTTAACATAATTGGTCCGCGACGTAGCGGTAAGGGCACGATCAACAAGGTGTTAGTGTCTCTATTTGGACAACACAACACTGTCGCACCACAATTGGAGGAGCTCTGTGATACATTTGGCTTACAACCATGGCTTGGAAAACCCCTTGCCTCATTTACTGACGCTCGTGCACCTGAGCGTAATCGTAGCGCTGTTGTTAGTCAGTTGTTGCGTATTGTGGGTGGTGATACTGTCACCGTTAATCGAAAAAATAAGGACGCATGGTCGGGCTATCTGCCGACGCGCATTATCGTATACTCGAACGAGGCGTTGCAATTAACCGAGAACAGTAACGCGCTCACCGGACGTATGTTGGTGCTTAAGATGAACAAGTCATTCTATGACAAGGAGGACACCGACCTGTTCAACAAGCTATCAACCGAGCTGGCCGGTATATTTAACTGGGCAATGGCAGGACTTGATCGCAGACTGGCGCGTGGCGGGCACTTCGTACAACCACAATCCGGCAAGCAGTTGTTACTGTTGATGGAGCAGTTGGGTAACCCACTAAACTCGTTCGTTGAGGACACGTTCGTGTTTGACCCAGTGTCACAGGTTAAGAAGGATGACGTGTTCTTGTGTTGGAAGAGGTGGGCTGTTAAACGTAGCCTACCCCCCGGATCTGAGATGTCGTTTAAACGCAGGTTCTTAGCCGCGACACAAGAGAAACGCATCGAGACAGGCGAGAGCCGAGCAGATGGTGAGCGCGTGCCAATTTACCTTGGCATACGGTTTAACACATCGGCCGGCGAGTACTTAAAATCAGTTGAAACATTTGAAACGGAAGGATATTGATGGATAACAAAGATGAGTTAATGTTTTACGCAGGGCTCGCATTAATGGGCCTAGTGGCGCGCGGGGAGGCACCAAGCTCCGCGTCTCAGCAGGCGTGGCAGTACGCCGAGTTTATGATGACACACAAGCCACAATGAAGGCCATCGTAATCGCCACAAAAACCGCCCAGTGTCTGCCAGTTTTACTGGCAAGCATTGAGGCGTACGTGCCCCACGATGTAGTTACGTTTATCAGTGGATCACCGCAACGTTGTAAAGACCGGAGTTCTTCAAATACACAAAACGACGGCAATACATTTGGAGAGTCATACAATGCAATTGTTAAGGAGGCATTTAAGTTGCACGATGAAATTATCGTGGTAAATGACGACGTGGTGTTGACGCCGTCAACGTACGCTAAGTTGACTGAGGACCTAGGGTTTTTGCATGGTCAGGGGCATAAAGTTGGTTGGCTTGGGGCCCGCAGTGATTTTACCCACCCAATGCAGCTCGTGCAAAATTTAGACCCAAACCTAATCCACAGAGCAAGTAGGGTATCACCGCTCTTTGCGTACGTTAGCCGGCAGGCGTGGGTAGACTACCCACCCATCAATTGGTACTCGGACGATATCCAATGCGCGGATATGGTGGCTAATGGGTACGAGCACTTTGTATCAAGGGCGTATGTGCACCACGTTGGCAGTCAAACAATTGGGCTGGACAACCAAAAGAATCACTTACAACCACGGGAGTGGATTCAAACAAATAGGCCCGACATGTACAAAAGATTTTATGAAGTTTAATTTTAAAAAAAAACAAAACACGATTTAGGAGATAGTATGTACCACACAGTAAAGGAGTACGAAGAGGCAGTAAACCGAGTACCAATGACCGATGAACATATTAGAGAAATGATTACCACGCTAAACAAAACGAACAAGATGTGGAACATGCGTGACTTTGTTAGAACAGTTGAAGAATATCATGGGATAAAAAATGAAAGTTAAAATGATTGACCCGCCTAAGGGATGGCTGTATGGGTTTCCTAAAGAGATACCGGAGGACATTGACAATACCACGCAATGGCTAATCAAAAACGGCTACCCCGAGAAGTTGATTAAAGACTTTGGGAATGCTTTTTATATACGTGAATGGTGGGAGGAGATAGAATGAATAACGCCGTAGTCACGGAGCCAAGGCCATTTTTTTGCGGAGTCTACAAGTCAAAACCCCTTACAGATCAAGAAATAAACGAATTAGCTGATACACATTTACAAGCAAAAAACTATGGCAGTGCATTAGTTGTGTTTGGTATAGAAAATTTTGCAAGAGCAATCGAAGAAAGGCACGGAATAAAATGAAACGTAAAAAAGAAAACTTTAGATTTACCATCAAGACACTCAGCGAGAACGAGGACGGCTCGGCCAATTGTGAGGTAGACATGGACGACTACACCAAGGGCAAGCTGATCGAGATCGGCGTCATAGCGATTTTAAAAGAACACATCGCACAGGAGAAAATGAAAAATGCAAAAGAAATTAGCGTTTAATAAAAAATTGTTGTTGATTTTTGCATTAGTATTATTAATCCCAAGTGTATCCCTTGGTAATGGTATATCCGTATCGGCCTCGGAAATAGATAACCCCAGTGGGAGTCGTTGCCGCGTGGTGTTAACAGACTACCGACCAAACTCTGGCGTTATGTATGTTGGGAATTGTGGTTGGACAGGATTAAAAGGTATTGGGGCCTACGTGCAGGCATGGAACCACTCAAACCATATCAAGGTAGTGCGTGGGCATTTTGAATCAGGCACCGTCCAGTCATTTGCCAAGGTTACATACATAAACAGACTAGAGGGCATAGTGCAGACATACGAGGAGAGTATGTTTATCACCAAGAATTTAAGGCAGTACGACCTAGCCGATTTAATATCCGACGCAAACCAATCCGGTTTGCATTTTAATAACACCGTGTTTGCTTATATTAAATTTGCAAACTACGTTGACATAAGAGAATAACATGAAAAAATTATTAGGCGGGATCATTGTATTAGGCCTAACAGCCTGTTCTTCAACCCCACAAAAACAAGTATTCGCAGTTCCAACCAACGGACAAAATGTGCCGATCACATCGGTGGCTAACATACCGGCCATTTCGTTTGTGTACGAGCCCGACGTAACACAAATGAGTAGGCTACAGGTTATTGATGCCACTCGTCTATGTGAAGACGCGGGCCTCAAAGCATCACCAGTAACCGCGCGCCGTAGAATTACAGGACAAACGTCAGACGTTATTGTTGATATTCAGTGTGTGCCACGGTACCGTTAAGGAGATACCATGATTAATATTATTGTAGGTTTTGCTCTAGGTTTTTTTGTTGCAACAATGGGACTTACAGGAGTCGCACAAACTGTAGACAACGTTATTAATAAAATAAAAACAACCACCATCAAACTGGAGGAATCAAAATGACTAACAAAAAACCGCCGTTTAGTGTAGTGTTTGATGAGGGTGTGTTTGATGAGCTCGCAGAAGACTCAGACCTGACACAGGAAGAACTCGACGCATTTGTTGCTGGTATTTTTGAATTAGCAGAAAGTGGCGAGATCGTTGATTACTCCACACCAGTAGAGGAGTTACCCGAAGAAGAGCAGGCTGAGATCATTGATATGTTAGAGCACAAACAAAAGAAGACGAGGCACTAATGAAAAAGTATGACTACTACAAACTAGACGTTGGGTTTTATCCTGACGTGATGAAGGTTTGCTTTTCAAACAGTGTATTCCAGCAGATACTAAAAGACCACAAGGTCACCATGAAGGCCGAGGCGTTAGACATCGGCGTCGCAGAGACGCACTTGATTGGTGATGGCCAAGATGGATTGGTTATCTTGGTGTTTAATTTAGAGGCGCTTACCGACGGCATCGACGAAGTAATCGGCGCGATCGCGCACGAAGTAAGCCACGCAATTGATCACCTAGCCGAGTACATTGGTGAGGATGATGGCATCAAGGGGGAGACGCGCGCCTATCTTAGCGAGTCACTGGTGCGACAATTGTTTAAGATAACGATGGCGGAGAAAAACAACAATGCTAGAAAAGCAGATCGAAAAATATCTCGTAAAAAAGGTAGCACAAAGCAAGGGCCTGACGTTCAAGTGGATATCCACAGTGACGGGAGTGCCGGATCGAATAGTGTTTTTGAACAATCGGGTCCTATTGGTGGAGCTAAAGACGGGAACCGGCCACCTGTCGCCTAGGCAGGTATTAGTGTTTGACCAGCTCGGCGAGGCCGGCTTTCCGGTATACATACTACGATCATACGAAGACATTGAGGAATTTATCCGTGAAGCGACCACCTAAACCGACGGAGTACAAGCATGGGGATGTTCATCTTCCCACCGGCAGAATTTTTTCCGGCTATACATGGCGACAAAATTTTTGGCATGCCAACCTGTATCACAGCAGGACTAAGGAAGACGCACACATTGAGATAATGTATAACAACGCACTTCAACGAGCCAGATTATATAAGTTACCGTTTGATATTGACATTGAGTACCTTAAGTCAATCAAGACAGATAGGTGCCCCATATTTGATATGGAGCTATCGTGGGGAAAGATAGGGGAGGGCCACAAAAACATGGCAGCAAACTCCCCGTCGCTAGATAAAATAAAGCCGGAGTATGGGTACATAAAGGGCAACGTCTGTATTATCAGCAACAAAGCAAACACCATAAAAAATAATGTAAACTACGAAGAACTATACAAAGTCGCGGATTGGTTATACGAAAAAGAAAAGGATGTAGAAAAAAATGTTAAACCGGAACAGCTTGCATCAATACCAAAAAAATCTAATCGAGCAAGCAAAGACGATCGACAACTTGGGTTTGTTTTTACCACCGGGCTTGGGGAAGACAGCGACGACGCTAACGATTATCGCGGAGCAGCTCAAGGGGAAAACTCTTATCGTAGCGCCAAAGAGGGTAGCGGAGACAGTATGGGACACGGAGGCAAAGAAATGGAAACACCTGCAACACCTAAAGATAGCCAAGATCCTCGGGACACCGGCTCAACGGTTAACAGCGCTCGCGAGTTCTTCGAACGTGTACGTAGTCAATCTCGAGAACTTGATTTGGCTACTGGAACAGCCCGAGGCAGTATTCCAAAACCTAGTGATTGACGAGTCCAGCCGGTTTAAGGACCCCAGCACCAAGCGATTTAAGGCACTTAAAAAGCATTTAAAGGGCTTCCAGAGGCGTTTAATCCTCACGGGTACACCTACCCCTCAGGGCATCGGAGATCTCTGGTCTCAGGTGGGTATATTGGACTTAGGACAGCGTTTAGAGACGTCTTTGACCCGGTTCAGGGATAAGTACATGGAGCCGGACCAATTTAACCGCCATACACGTGTGGTATATAGCTGGAGGATAAAGAAAGGCATGGACAAGGTAATCCAAGACAAGATCGTGGATATCTGCTTTAGCTTAAAGGCCGAAGATTATTTGACTCTGCCAAAACTAACTGAGCTGTACCACAAAATAGACATAACCACGGCAGAGCGTAAACAATACGATACGCTTAAGAAGGACATGGTGGCCAATATTGGGACGGAGACAATCACCGCGCCAACGGCCGCAGCACTGGCCGGTAAACTATTACAGTTCACGTCGGGCGCAGTCTACGCAGAGGACGGCTCGTGGCAGGAAGTCCACCGAGCCAAGCTGGAGTACCTTGAGTCGATTATGGAGGAATCCTCGGCACCCACGCTGGTGTTTTACCATTTTAAGCACTCACTGCAACGGATCAAGGATCAGTTCCCCCACGCTGTAGTGCTAGACGATAGCAACATCCAAACATGGCGCGACGGTAAGATCCGCATGCTATTAGCACACCCGCAGTCCGGCGGGATTGGTTTGAACTTACAGTGCAACGTAGGGGAGACAGCGCAGACCGTGTGGTATGACCTGCCGTGGAGCAGTGAGAATTACATCCAAGCAAATGCTAGGATCTACCGCCAAGGCCAAGAAAAACCGGTTATTATTCATCATCTAACCATAGCCGGCAGCATCGACGAACAAGTGGTCAAGGTATTGGACGGAAAAATAAATTTGCAGGACGCCCTGCTAAACGCCCTAAAATTTGCATTAGTATAATATAAGGAGAAAAAATGACAGACTTAGAACTTATAGAGCTAATGAACGGGATTGTCAAACTGGCCAGGCCAGTGAGTGCTGACGATCTAAAACTAGACAGTCTGGATGTGTTAATAAAAGATACCGGACTAGATAGCCTTGATTTTTTGATGGTTGGCGTATATCTATCCGACGTGTACGGTGTGTCTGAGGAGGTAATTAAAGAGATGAAGATGACACCGGAGAGCACCGTACGTGATTTTGTTAAGTACATGCAAGACAATAAAACCAAAGAGCCTGCCAGTGTAAAAGAAGCCTTAGAAAGTATTCAATGAGCATTTATTTAACAGACTACCGCACAGCGCACGCGACGCACGTTGACCTCTTTGATGAGATGGTGTACCCACAACGGGCCTATTGGTTTCCTGAGCTGTTTGCAAAGAAAGACACGGGATTGATCTACGTGCCACACAAACTAGCTGAGAAAGTTTTAGATGCGCAATTACTAAAATCCCTCCGCGATAGAGCCGGCAAGACTGCGTTTATTTTTGCCTCCGGAAATGCGCACCTTGCTGGCATCAACCCGTACGCAATTAAAAAAAGCCGGCTAACGTATGACTACAAACTGCTACCACTCACATTGACACAGGTATACGCCGGACGTATTGGGCAGATGTGTGGGGCAGATGATTTAATTACAACCGATGCCAGCGCCTGCGCGTCTAGCCTAAAAGCTATGTCTGACGTGTTCCAGCTAATGACATACCAAGGGTTTGATAGAGTGTGCGTGCTAGGTGTAGAAGACACCATCAACGACAAGGTATTGCATTTCTTTGGTGAGTCGGGCGCGTGCTTGACTGCCGACAAAGAAGAACAGGGCATCAAACCATCAGCATTTGATAAACATAACGGCGGGTTTTACATTGGTCAGGGCGCCGTTTTTGCTGTGTTTGAGTCAGAGCGCGTGGCGCAAAACGCACAGGCCAGATTGTTGGGCGCGGGTGTTGCAAGCGAGAGAAGTACCAACGCAATTGGCCAGCGAGATGACGGCGAAGGATTTGTCAGGGCCTCGGCAATAGCATTCAGAAACAGTAACACAAGCCCAGGGGAGATTAACATTGTTAAAACGCATGGTACAGGGACTAAGTCAAATAACGTGTCTGAGAAGGCGGCTTTACAGGCGCTGTTTCATACGCCGTTTGTTGCGACGTCATTCAAGCAAATCATAGGGCACACAATGGGCGCCTCGGGTTTATTAGAGACCTGCCTGTTGTTAGATAGTCTAAAGTCTGGTATAGTGCCAGCTATACCAAACAGGACCGAGAATGACACAGTATTTTTATCTGAACCCATAACAATAAAACGCAAGCCTAAGATTTTGAGTCAAGCGGCCGGCATGGGAAACATTTACGCAGCAGCAATTTTTGATACCCAAGTATGAAGCAGATAACAATATACAAAGTCAGCGCAACGGCCCCGCGACTTAGCGATGAGGACCCAGACCCTATTGAGCAGGACGAGGCAGAGGGTGTGTCGTCTAGCATCATAGAAGGTTGGCTACCCTGGGACCCGGAGGATATTACTGACGTGCGTAGATTAATTGAAGAGAAGTTACCACCCAAGCAGAAGTTTATTATGGACTCGTTTTTGGATGGGTTGACATATACAGACGTGTGCGTAACAGAAAAGTATTGGCGTTATCATTTTGCCAAAGGCGTTGAGTTAATCAGAAAGGAGCTAAAGCTATGAGTCACTTTATTGTAGAGTATTTATACAAAGACAAGTACGTAATGGAGACCCTGATGGGCGTAGAAGACATTAACATAAACCACAACCGATTTGATAATTTGATGGGTGTCTGGCGGTGCGAGACAATGGAAGAGGTAACTACAATGCAGACACAGATACGGGAGATGAGAAATGCACGACGCAGTGAACAAGCCTAAACACTACACAGATCACCCCAGCGGTGTCGAGTGCATACAGATCACCGAGCATATGGGCTTTTGCCTTGGCAACGCAGTTAAATACATTTGGCGCGCCGACCTTAAGAATGACGCAATCGAAGATTTACGTAAGGCGAGGTGGTATCTTGATAGAGAAATTGAACGGAGAATAACATGATGACGGGTATTGGAGTAACACTATTAATAACAGGCATACTTGCCTATAGCGTGACGGATAATTTTAAGCCAGACTGTGCGCTTTGGAAGCGATTGGTTATTAACTGCATTATCGCAGTTGGCGTGCTATTAACAATCGTGGGGTACCTATTATGATTCAAGGGTTAACTATAACGGTAGACTGGGAGACCGCCGACGCAATTATGGAGGCACACTTACTAGACACGTATCACTCGCTAACTGACGACATAAAAGTTTTAAAGTCTAAGAAGAAACTAAAAGACTTTGAAAAAGAAGATCTAGAATATTTCAAACGCGTATTAGAAAACATTGACGCCGTCGGCGAGTGGTATGTATTTGACTTTAACAAAAAGAAACGGAAGAAAAAGAAATGAACCTATGGAGCGAGTATGATCGGTTTGACCTGGAGCAAGACATTATGAAATGCGCACAGGTAGAGGATTACCTTGACGAGTTCTTACGGCAGTACTTAGACAAGGCCGAGCACATGTCCGAGGACGACGTGTACAACTACATCAGCGGGATAAAATACGCATCAAAACTTCAAAACCAGCGACTATATGATGGCTTTGAGCAGATGGTACACAAACAACACTTTGCGCCGTTAGCTAAATATAAACCAGATGTAGACGTAGAACTTAAAATAAAGAAAGGCAAAAAATGAGCGAGGAATTATTAAATGACTTTAACGTGACGTTGGAGTTTTCTGTAAAAGAAATTAACGCGTTGTTAAATGTGTTGGGGCAGTCACCATTTGTTCATGTTGCGGGTTTTATTAACGCAATACAAAAACAGGCGGCCCCACAAGTTAAGCAGGCAAAGGATAGCCTAGAGGCCGTTGAGAAGGCGCAGAAAAATGAATCTTAAAGATTTGTTAAACCGGGCCGGTATCCGTAACGATGTCGATAAGGCACTGGCAGACAAAGAGGAGGCTAGGGAAAAAAAGATTCAAGAAATGGCCGGGGCAGTGACCCGCCTAGTTATTAACCAGTCAATTAAAGAAGCCAAAGCTCGCGCTGCAGAGCGCGACAGACTATTAATTAACCCAGATGGGGCGGAAAAGAAGTAGACTTTGCATTAGTAGATATAGGACAAGTAATCTATCGGGAGATACATGAAAGTCCTACTTTACATACATTTACACACAGGAGAATTACATGAACCCATTTGAACTACGCTATGACTTACTCAAGACCTCCAAGGAGTTCTTAACCGAGCAGTATAACGCTCAGCTAAAGGCCTGGGAAATAGCAGACGAGACAGGTAAGAAACTACTCGAGAAGGCCCCACAGTTCCCCAACATGCACGAGATCATTGACAACGCAATCGAGATGAACAAGTTCATCAGCACCACAATCGAGGCACAATTGGTTGACGGCGTTAAACGCTTTAATCGTATCACGGCAGTATTTTAGTATCGGTTGCGACTTTTTTGAACCAGTTTACAAAAAAGTCGCGACTTTTTTACAATGGGGTAGGTATAGTTTCGACGAAGGGCCAAGGCTAATATGCAACCCAGCGGACCACGGGGCAGTACCGTGCTACTCCACCAATTAATCATCGCGTCCATCGCTCTATACTTAACCTACCGGTTAGGTTTAGAGCTTTGGTGCATAACTTATGGACTATTATATGGCAACTAAACCTGGCCTCTACGCCAACATTCAAAAAAAACGTGAACGTATCAAGCAGGGATCTGGCGAAAAGATGCGCAAGCCGGGCGCTGAGGGTGCTCCAACCAAGGACGCATTTATTCAGTCTGCAAAGACCGCTAAAAAACCAAAATAATGACAGTAAAGAAAGCAAACCCGTCTAAGTACGACCCGGCCATGTGTGATCGCATGATCGAGCTGGGTAAGCTGGGCGCGTCCCAAAAAATGATATGGTCCGACCTGAGCATATCAAAAGGCACCGCAGAGACCTGGAAAAAGAAGCACCCGGATTTTGCCGAGGCCCTGGACCTTTCCTTGGTCCACGCACAGGCGTACTGGGAGCGTGAGCTACTGGCAAACGTCGACAACAAGGGATACAACAGCCGACTGGCCGAGATTGCGCTACGTGGCCAGTTCCAGCAAGACTACCGAGAGACGCGGGACACTAAAATAGAAGCGAAGATCGAAGCAAAGATCGACTTCCAAAAAGAGATAGCCGATTTGATTTCCGCCCTAAAGTCCTAAGAAAAATAAATATTCAGTTTTGACCAAAAAAGGCCCTACGGGGCCTTTATTTTTGCATTAGTATATATACCTAAACAGAATTGAAAGAATAAGATGACCGCACACGCGCTATTAAGCGCCTCCGGATCTAAGCGATGGCTAACATGTACGCCAAGCGCCAGACTAGAGGCAACACTCCCCGAACCAAAGAAAAATTCAGACGCATTTGATTTTAGCCAAGAGGGCACTACCGCCCACTCACTGGCTGAGATAAAACTTCGCCAGCATTTTGGACAAATTGGAACCGAGGAATACGAGACAGAATATGACACAATTAAAAACACACCCTACTACAACGACGATTTCGAGGCTAACGTCGATAATTACGTTCTATATGTACGCTCTCAGATCGGTGATGGTGACACCCCGTTATTTGAGCAACGCGTGGACTTCTCTGACTGGGTGCCTGACGGATTTGGTACGGCCGACGTGGTTATACTTTCTAAGCACGCCATTCGTGTCATCGACCTCAAGTTTGGAAAGGGTGTGTCTGTCTCCGCGATCGACAACACCCAGCTACGATTATATGCGCTGGGTGCTTATTCCAAGTTTAAAGAAGAGTATCCGGACATCAAAGAAGTATCCTACACGATCCACCAGCCTCGCCTGGACAGTATCAGTACTGACGGCACCACCGTTAATAAACTCATAGACTGGGCCAGCTACTTTGTTAAACCTAAAGCAAAAAAAGCATGGAGCGGATCCGGTGAGTTTATCCCCGGCGATCATTGTCAGTTCTGTCGCGCGAAAGCGCAATGCAGAGCGCGTTCTGACTTCAATACGGAGCTCGCTAAGCAAGAGTTTAGAGCGCCGCCCCTTTTAGACGAAGAAGAACTAGCCAACGTGCTAGCCAAGGCACAGGACCTACGGACCTGGGTAGCGGACGTTGAAGAGTACGCGCTTGAGAAAGCAGTTAGTGAGAACAAGCTACCGACTGGCTTTAAGTTATCGACCACGGTAACGCACCGCAAGATCACGGACCAGCTACTAGCTGTTGAGGTACTAAAAGATAAGGGTGTGCCTGAGGAACAGCTCTGGGAATCACCAAAGCTCAAGTCAATCGCGACACTAGAAAAGCTAAGACCAAAGGGCCAGGTTGTGGCGTGGTTAGGTGAGCTAGTGCAACGACCAGAGGGTTCACCCAAACTGGTCCGCGTCCAGGAGACTGCAATTGAGGACTTTAAATGAGTACCTGGCTAATAGCGGGGATGGGCCTTGTGTATTTTATCGTGGCGATTGATCAATTTATGAAGGGCGGCATTGGTACGGGTATCATGTTTATAGGTTACGCGGTTGGCAACGTGGGGCTCGTACTCGTCGCAAAATAACATGAAAGAAAAATTTTACGGTGCAGAGTTTAATATTCCGGACCTAATGATTGACAAGTTTATAAAAGATTTTGACGGATTACCCGGGCGTGGTCTTCGCCACGAAGTTAATATACTTCGCAACTCAATTGGCAATATATTTGAGGTAATAGCACAAGACCCTGAGATATTACATGAACCAGAATACTTATCTGATTTTATTCAAGCGATGGCAATGAAGAAAGCGATGGAGAAACATGGAATATTCTATGACGCATGAAAAGAAGTTATCACAAGAAGAACTATCAAAGATTCAAGATACCCAAGAGCAAACACTTGCAGATTATTACAGAAGACGTCTAGAATATTGGGATTATCATATTGTGAAAAATATAAGTGAATAATTTTGCATTAGTATATGTAGTAAAGGGTAGACGAACTGGCCCCTATTGAAGTCCAGTTCTACAGGTATAAAGGAATCAAAATGGCTCAAGCCACTACTAAAGTAAAAGTTGTAACCGGTAAAGTGCGTTTCTCGTACGCGCACGTATTTCAACCCGCCTCCTCGATTGAGGGTGGTACACCAAAGTACTCTGTATCAATCATCATCCCCAAGTCTGACAAAGACACCATCGCACGCCTCACAAAAGCATTTGAAGACACCAAGGCCTCGGCGTCTGCGTACTTTGGAGGCGCCGTACCTAAGAACCTAAAGGGTGGCCTGCGTGATGGCGATGCAGAGAAGGACGACCCAGCGTACGCAAACAGCTACTTCATCAACGCAAACTCGGCACAAAAGCCAGGCGTCGTAGATCAAGATCTTAACCCGATCATTGATAGCAGTGAGTTTTATAGTGGATGTTATGGTCGCGCATCAATCACGTTTTACCCATACAATGCACAAGGTTCTAAGGGCATTGCATGCGGCTTAAACAACGTCCAGAAGTTAGAGGACGGTGAGAAGTTAGGTGGCAGTACAACAGCAGCAGCCGACTTCGCAGTTTAAGTAGTTTAGTAGTGCAAGGGAGTGTCCATAGAAACTATGGCCTCCCTTTTTTATCAACCCATATAACATAGAGAACAATAAATGGATCAGTACCAAGAATACATTGCCGCCAGTAGATACGCCCGCTTTCAAGATGACAAGCAACGCCGAGAGACCTGGGCCGAGACAGTAGATCGCTACGTAGACTATATTTTTACTAGAACACCAGCAATACAAGATAAAACAGAATTACGAAATGAAATTTTTGATGCTATCCATAACCTAGATTTGATGCCGTCCATGCGCGCCATGATGACGGCAGGAAAGAGTGCCGATCGTGATAACACCTGTGTCTATAATTGCTCGTATCTCCCGGTGGATGACCCCAAATCGTTCGATGAGGCGATGTTTATATTGTTATGTGGAACAGGAGTCGGCTTCTCTGTCGAGTCTAAATACATATCCAATCTGCCAGAAGTGCCTGAGAAACTTTTCGAGTCTGAACACACCATCGTCGTCCACGACTCCAAAGAAGGATGGGCAAAATCACTCCGCCTGCTTATTGCAAATCTCTACGCAGGCGAGGTCCCTAAGTGGGACGTCTCTTCCATCCGACCTGCCGGAGCAAGACTCAAAACATTTGGCGGAAGAGCTTCAGGGCCGGAACCATTAGTCGACCTGTTTAAGTTTACCGTAGCTACATTTAAGCACGCGGCGGGCCGTCGTTTGAACTCGTTAGAGTGCCACGACCTGATGTGTAAAATTGGTGAGGTAGTTGTCGTGGGTGGCGTACGTCGCTCAGCAATGATCTCGTTGTCTGACCTTGACGATGAAAGGATCCGTCATGCTAAAGCTGGACCCTGGTGGGAGACTGCACCTCACCGTGCGCTCGCCAATAATAGCGCGGTGTATTGTGAGACTCCTACCGTTGGAAAGTTTATGGAGGAGTGGCTATCTCTATACAATTCACACAGCGGAGAGCGTGGCATATTTAACCGTGAAGCTGCCAAAAATACCGTTGCTAAGTATGGACACCGTGATCCTAACTTTGAGTTCGGAACTAACCCCTGCTCAGAAATTATTCTTCGGCCCTACCAATTTTGTAACCTTACGGAGGCAGTGGTAAGATATGATGACACTGAAGAAACGCTTCTTAGAAAAGTACGAATCGCTTCGATTCTTGGCACAATCCAGGCCACTTTTACAAAGTTTCCGTATCTGCGCAAAGTGTGGCAGCGCAACACCGAGGAAGAGAGATTGTTGGGAGTGTCGCTTACAGGCATTTACGACAACCCTCTACTAACAACACAGGGAGACAAACTAAATGAGTTACTATCACGACTTCGAGAGGAAGCTCGAAGAGCCAATGAGGAATACGCAACTTTGCTCGGAATACCTAAGAGTGCTGCGATCACTTGCGTTAAACCATCCGGAACCGTCAGCCAACTTGTTGATAGCGCATCTGGAATACACCCAAGACATAGTGCGTTCTATATCCGCCGAGTTAGAGGAGATAAAAAAGACCCTCTTACACAATTCTTAATTAACCAAGGAGTGCCGAGTGAAGACGATGTTTACAAACCTACTCAGACAACTGTGTTCAGTTTTCCGATTAAAGCCCCAGCAGGAATCACAAGATCCGACGTTACCCCAATGGATCATCTCTCCCTCTGGCTTACATATCAACGACACTGGTGTGAGCATAAACCTAGCGTCACGATCTCCGTCGAAGAAAAAGACTGGCCAACAGTCGGCGCGTGGACCTGGGAAAACTTTAGCGAAATCTCAGGGGTCTCGTATCTCCCGTACGACGGCGGCACCTACCGCCAAGCCCCGTACGAAGAGTGCACCGAAGAAGAGTACAACGAGCTCAAAGCCAAAGTCCCAACGATTAACTGGAACGAGTTCAAAGAAGTCACAGACAACGTCGAAGGCGCGCAACAGTTAGCCTGTACCGCAGGAAGTTGCGAGATATAAAAAGTTTACCGATCGGGAATAATTTAATAAAAAGTTAGCAAAAATAAGAAAAAGTTACCGATCGGGAAGTATTTCACATGGTGGTGATTTGGGGCCCTACGGGGCCCCTCTTTTTTGCATTAGTATGTGTACAGAAAAAGCTATTTTGTGTACATGTTCTAATAACATGTATAAAAAACGTCGATACGTCGACATGTCCTTAGGAGACCCTATGATTTTTTCGATTGACTTTGAAACACGCAGTAAGGCCAACCTGCCAGACGTAGGCCTTGACATCTACGCCAACGACCCCACAACAGAAGTGTTGTGTATTGCGTTTGGCACCGCACCAGAGAACGTACAAGTTTTTAAACCAGATAGAGGATTTGGTTTACTAAGGATACTAAACCACGTCCGCAACGGCGGCAAGATCCAAGCGTGGAACGCCATGTTTGAGTACGCTATCTGGAACTGCGTCTGCGTGCCTAAGTACCACTGGCCGGTATTAAAGCTCGAGCAGTGCATTGACACCATGGCCGTAGCCGCGGCCAATAATATACCACAGGGCTTGGATGAGGCCGGCGCCTTTACGGACGCTAAGTACCAGAAAGACCCTATTGGAAAGAGGCTTATTCAGAAGCTCTGTAAACCAAATAGCAAGGGTGGCTTTAATGACGACCCCGAGCTATTAAAGCAGCTCTTTGATTACTGTGCCCAAGACGTACGCACAGAGATGGCAATAGGAAGCGTTTTAAGGCCCCTGGAAGACGTCGAACAGGAAGTCTGGACCCTCACCCAGCGTATCAATACAAGAGGCGTCCCAGTGGATCCTAGAGAGCTCCACAACGCCTGTTTGGCCGTGGTAAAGGCACAGAATGCCATTGATAATGAATGCTTCGTTTTGACTGGTTGTAAGCCCTCAGAGAGAGCCAAATTACTGGCTTGGGTTAACAAGATGATGATTGAGCCGTTGCCAGATTTAACAGCCGAGACAGTAGAGAAAACACTTAAACTGGGCCACCTATTTAAACCCCTTCGTAGGGCACTGGAGCTAAGACAAGAGGGGAGCCAAACTAGCGTGGCTAAGTACGCTAAAATGTTGGAGGTACAACGTGAAGGAAGAATCAGAAATACGCTTGTCTATCATGGGGCTAGCACTGGGCGTTGGGCTTCTCGTGGTGGACTTAACCTACAGAACATCGCCCGGCCTACTCTATCAGATAAAGAAATTGAGAGATGTATACCTAGGGTTTTTGATCAGGCGACTGGTAGCATGGGAGAGCTATCCTCTCTTGTTCGAAGTGGAATCAAGGCGCCGGATGGAAAAACCTTTGTGGACGTTGATTTCTCGTCTATTGAGAACCGAGTAGGTGTCTGGCTTGCAAACCAAAATGATAAAGTAGAAATGTTTAGGAAAGGATTAGATGAATACAAAATGTTCGCCTCGCAGTCGCTCTACCGAGTGCCTTACGAAGAGGTTACAAAAGATCAACGACAAGTTGCTAAGTCCGCTGTACTTGGGGCAATGTTTGGGCAGGGTGCAAAGGGTCTTGTCCGCTATGCGGAAGGAATGGGAGTCAAGCTCGACGAGCCACAAGCAAAAAGCGCCGTAGATAACTACCGTACGTCGTATGCCAAGGTCAAGGAGTTGTGGGGGATGTGCGAGAGCGCGGCGATCCAGGCTGTAGAGAACCTGGGTTCGCCGTTTGCGGCGGGTGGAAAGATTATATTGAAGTGCGTGAAGGGTGCGTTATGGATGCACTTACCGAGTGGTAGGCTAATCTGTTGGCAAAGGCCACAGCTCGAGTTGCTCACCACACCCTGGGGGAGTGAAAAACTCGGTGTTACGGTTCATAGCCAGAATACTTTTACCCGGCAGTGGACCAGGAACGCCATCATCGGCAGTAGTATCTTCCAGTCCGCGGTACAGGGTACCGCCCGTGATTTTCTTGCCGTGGCTATGCTTAACCTTGATAAAGCCGGTTACGAAGTGATTAACAGCGTGCATGATGAAGTCTTACTCCTCGTTGAAGAACAAAACGGGGAGTCCGCAATGGCCGACGTGATCCGTATTATGACCACGCCGCCACCGTGGGCTCCCGATTTTCCTCTCGCGGCGGAGGGATGGTACGGCAAGCGCTACCGCAAATAATTTAAGAAAGACCTAAAGAAGAGAGCCCACCAGTTGGCGCGGGGTTCATACCAGTTGCGCCATTATTTTGGACTGGTACAGCAGGAAACCCCATCCCCGGGCCACCCATCATATTTTGTGTGCCAGTGTTAGCGTATCCGGGGCTCATCTTGGCGAGCTCTTGATTAATGTTAGCCGGAAGTGTTTGTGGGCCCATGCTATTTTGTAACTGAGTAATTTGCTCAGGTGACAGGGCGCCCAAACCTGACAAGCCAATAGTTGGTTGTGGTGTTTGTTGCGCCGGCATAGGCTGACCGCCACCAAACCCACCTAAAAATGGTGATTGGATTGGTTGTGGAGCACGGGCAAAAGGCTGGCCAAAAGCAGAAGTAAACGGGGGTAATGGCTGACCAAAACCACCGTTGCCAAACATATTAGAAAATGCGCTGGGCCCTTGAACCGGCTGAGGAGCACGGGCTATGGGTTGTGCGTTTCCAAAAAAACCAGTCATTTTAGGAAGAGCTGCAACATCAGCCCTCATTTTATCAAAAGCAGCATTGTGTGCGGCAGTTTCAGAATCAGTCATTGCTCTGGATTGTGGGATAGGCCCAGAGTAACCACCCACACCACTTGTTGGCTGCGGAGCTTGTGCTATAGGTTGGCCAAACGCACCACCCATAAACGGTGAACGCACTGGCTGCGGAGCCCGTGCTATAGGTTGGCCAAACGCACCACCCATAAACGGTGAACGCACTGGCTGTGGGGCTGGTCGCATAGGCATTGCACGTTTTAATAGGTTATTTAAAAACATATTTTTCCTTTTCTATTCTGTAACTTTTTTAACTGGTGTTGGATAGAACAGTAGACCAACGTCGTCATTGGCGTAGCCCTTATAGCCTGCCTGTTTAATTAAACGCTCTAGCTCGTTGAGTTGTTGTTTCTCATCAACCTGTTGAATGCCTTGACTCATTAGATATGGGTCAAGGCTTTTTTGTTTAGCGATTGCAGACAATCCTAGTGGATCCTCATGCAGCGGATAAATATTTTCTGCTGTTCCCTGGTACTTGTGTGGGCCCAGTCCTTGCTCTGGTTTAACGCCAGGCTTGTCTACATAAAAGTAAGAGCGTGGCTTGATATCTGGTGCGTCTGTCAGACGTGATGCCTCCGCGCCCTTGATGCCTTTACCATACATCCGTGGGTCTAGTTGGCTAATTGATGGTGCGTTGGAGAAGTGTACAAACGGTAGTGACTTAGCGTGCTCTAATCCTTTTTTGATAGCGCCACCAACGTTAAATCCTTGGTAGTTAATATCAATCTGCTCTGGTGGCAGGATCAATGGCTTCTGTGGTGCGTACTTAAACTGCTGACCTAACTTAACAAGCTGATCGTTAATAATAGATGGGTCACCACCAGATTTTATTAATTGCTCACGTTGAGTTTTTAGTTGGTTCATTGCATTGATTAACTCTTCATTCATGCCAGAGTAGCTAACTAAAGAGTTTTGGCCTCGCGTCTCAGTCGCAGCCGCTAAGCGTGCCAGTGGCGAGTACATCTGTGAGTGTGCGCCGTAGGCTAGCTCTTCACCCTTGGGGCCAAACGACGCGCCAGTGGTGCCGTGACCAAAGTAATCATGCACGGCCCTGAACTGTTCGTTTGCCTCTTTGCCAAGTGCTGGGTGTGGTTCACCACCCTGGAACACTGTTAGCTGTTTATTTTGTAGTGCATCCTCAAGCATCTCCTTAGAGCTCTTGTATGCCTTCTCACCGGTTGGGTCAAACGATAACTTAACGCCAGAGCCTTGGAGTGCCTGGAACTGACCACCTGTCTCCTTGGCCATCTGCTGGTAGGCTGCCTGGGTTAGCTCGTCATAGTTAGTGGCACCAGATTTTCTGACAAGGTCTGGGTTCATCTGCAGGTACTGTTTAAAGATTTGCTGTTTTACCTTTGGGTCAACGTTTTCAGATGATAGCATCTCAAACGCTCTAGCCACCGGTGTCTGTTTTTGTGCCGATGATACCGGCATGTTTTGTATTGACTCTAGGCTAAACTTAGGAGAAATTTGTTTTGCTAGTTTAAGAGCTGGGTTACCAAGTTTAGCTAAACCACCAAATTGAAAGTGTTGTACAGGGCCACCCTCTGCCTTTTCATCAAATGGAACAAACCGTGGCAAATCTGCTCGTCCAGCGGCTTCGTTAATTGCCTGGACTTCCTCATCGGTCAAGACGCGATTGACTTTCATCTCACCGCCAATTAACCAATTACCTTCCATGTTGGGGCTTGTCTTATAACGATAGTGACCACCCAATGGAATCTCATCGGTAATGTGAGCAGTGCTTGGAATTATTTTACCGGCTTTGTTTAATCTAGCTCGTTGGTTAGCAATATCTTGCCAGTTAACATCGGCTGGCATTTCTACCTCAGCCCATACCTCACCTGGTCTACGGTAGTCTGGTGCCTTTAATCCAGGTTGTGATTTGCCACCAATGTGGGTGGCGATTGGCAGATCACCAGCATGCCAGCCCGGACGATACGCAAGCTCACCCAATTTGGATTTAACTTTACCGGATGCCGCGACAGGACCAACCTCAGCAGTTACCCATTCATTTATAGGTACTGGTTTGTTTGCGTTAACAAACAACGGGTATAGCGTCTCTGAGTCGTTCTTTTTTGTTCTAAATAGTTTGTATGCTTTAACAACTTTCTCTGGCACACCACCACCAGCCAAATGCACTAGACCGCCAGCGGCCTTCATAAAGTCTGGTGACTCAGCGTCTTCGGGGTTGTACTTGGCAAACTTGCCACGGATGTTTTTTGGTTCAAAGACACCAACATTGTTAATGCCTGCCTCTTTGACCGCAAAGCTATTGTATCCCTGGTTCTTTAGGTGCTCTAAAAAGTCTGGGTGCTCCAGTGACTTCCATGTGTTTAATTCATCTTGCATGCCAGCCAACCAATTAGCGGCTTTCTTTTCACCCTCTTGCGGTATCAAGCGCTCTTTAAGAAACGCCTTTGTAATTGCGCGACCTTCGGGTGTTTCAAAATTAAACTGTTTGCCAAGGTTTGCGCTCACTGGATATATCGTTGCACCAGTAGCGTACTGGTCTGGCTGACCAACCATCTTAGATGCTGTGCCCCTCATTGGCAAATAGTCATGCACAAACTTTGGTTCTTTGGATAAAAATGTTACGCCCGGGGTTATGTACTCCTCGGGTTTGCTTGACTTAGTTGAGTCAAATGATTTTATTTTTGGTGATGGGCTAGCGTGGTAGTACCCAGGGGCAAACCTACTCTTAAATGCCTCGACGGCTGCCTTCATCTGTGCAGGTGTTGGTTTTGCCATTTAGCATTTCCACTTACGCAGAGCTTTGTTGATACGTGAGTCTGGATCGTTTGCTGTCTCGCTCGAGGTTAACTTTTTCTTCATACCTCCCATCCTAGCACAGAATGACTTTTTACGTGAGCCGCCCTCTGGCTGTGGTGCTTTTAGCTCGCCGCCAGTCTCGCGCTTATACGACGCACGTCCTAGTGCGTTTAAGCCACCCGACGGGCTCTTGCCCTCGGAGCGCTGCCATGCCGGCGTTGTAGAGCCGCCTTCTTTATAAACTGGTTTGTCGGCACGAATAAGATTTTCCAACGCTTCTTTTTGAGTCATCCCACCAATACGACTGGTACGATGTAACAGCTCATTAATTTCTTGGATCATTGGTTTGCCGGGATAGTCTTTTAACCCAGCCCAAGTAACGTCTTGAAAGTTAACTGGCATGACTTGATTTTTATCAGCTAAGTTGTTTAACTCACGTTGAAATAAACCATAAGCCCCTCCCGGAGGAGATGTAAATGCTTTCCCTGTTTTTGGGTCAAGATAAGCAGACATCATCTGTTCATCCAATGTTGATAAATCCCTGTGACCTAAAAAGTTACCAGAAAAATTATGGCGTTTTGGTTGGGTTGAGGAGGACAATCCCCCCGTTTCATGTAACTTTTTAGCCTGTTCTAAATTTTGTCCTAAGAAACGACCATACACCGGATAAGGCACATCAAAACCTTCGGTAGGAATATCCATTCCACGTTGACGCATTACATTGGTATACGCTGCAGTCATTAAATTAGATGTTGGATCTGCGCCTCCGGTGGTGGCTCCCATAGCATCAGCAAAACGCGCTTTAAATTGTTTAATACCTTCTTTTGGCCCTAGTACTCTAACATATTCATCTTGTAGCTGTTTCATTGCATACCAGTCTTTAGCTAATGGTCTTTGGCTACCTGTATCAAAACCTTTTTGCCATTGCGCTAGTGCGTCTGGATTTTTAGCAATTGCTTCATATTTAGCAATAGTGTCTGGAGTTTTGGGAATTGCGTCTTTCAATGTATTACCAGATAAAGGATACTGAGCAGGATCAACGTAAGCACGTTTAGTGATATCAAAGTATGGCTCGTAGTCACCTTTTTTAATTTCCTCTTGGGCAAACATACGGGCTTTTTTAATTGCCTCTGCTTCTGGATGCGTTGCTTTTCCAGCAAACAAGTTTCCAGTTCTTTTATCTTTTTCCAAAATTGGAAATAATGTTTGTGGATAATCTTGAGCTAATTTAGCTTCATCGTAACCAAATTTATTTGCTAATGATGATACTAATCTCCCACTTGGTTGTGCTGTTTCATCTGATGCTTTACCAAAGCTCATGCCGGGTGACATTTTAGTGGATAATTTTTTAACAACGCTTTTTGCTACACCTAATCTACCGCCGCCTTCAGCTAGATGTACTAGCCCTCCGGATTTCATAGGGACAGGCATTTGTTGTTCTTGCTGTGGCTGTGCCGCGGTGGGTTGTTGTGACTTGCGTTTTAGGTAGTCAAGGTATTGGTTTAAACCTTCGGCGCCGGCGCTAATTGCAAAGCCACCGTACCGAGCGGCGGGGTGTGGGAAAAATGACGCACCAGCACCGAGCGTGCCAATTGCACTTAGCCCGCCACCAACAACGTCACCTTGTTTCAGACGGTTGTATGTGTCAGCACCCTGGTATCCAGCGGCACCACCAGCCAATGCACGGCCAAGCCATGGCACGACGCCAGACTGTGCGGCGCCACCTAAGAATTGACCCGCAGCTTTAATTGGGCCGGGGATAGCCTGGCGCAGTTGTGACATTGCAGATGCTGGGGGTGCGGGAGGTGCTGGGGGTTGGGCTCGGGTAAACCCAGGATATTTTTTATGTAACTCGGCCTCTCTACGAACGCGTTTAGCGGCCTCGTTTTGAGCCTGGCCATAGTTTTCCCAGTTCTGAACGCTTTGCTCAATGGTAACGCCGCGTGGGTTAAACGGCGTGCCAGCTGCTCTAGCGGACGGGGCTGTAGTTGTTGGGGCCTTGTTAGCTTGAACGGCCTCAACGCCTTTGTTTACTAATGGGCCAACTACCTCACCAGCAATTGCACCACCAATCGTTGGGTTTAACACGTTAATAAGGTCTGCGTCGCTAACCTGTGATACCGAGGTCTTACCCCCCGGAACACCTTGTTGGGATTCCAATGTACGAATGTAGTCAGCAATTTGTTGTGCGTCTTCTTTGTTGCCGGCAGCATCAGCCTGCATCAACGCATCATAGGCTCGCTCTAATTCTTTATCCATTATGGGTTTGTCCTAGGAGGATATTTTTTAATAACCAAAGCACCGGGATGTTGAGGAGCTGTTGTGGCGACTTTGATCTGAACTTCTGAATCTAAAATTCCGCGTAGTTCTTTTTCGTATGCCGCGACTTTATTTTCGTATTCTTTCGATGTCCTAAACGCGTCAAAGTCTAATGGCTCGCCGGGTTTTTTAGTGCGGCGATACATTTGACCTAACTCGTTATCTAGGTTTGCCCTGGCAACTAACATACGCTGGCGTTTAATTAATAGCTCGGGGGTATCTGCCAACGATCCGGCGATACGCTCAAACATTGAACGCTCAAAGTCAGAGACGGAGCCCTGGCCCTGCGATAGCTTAGATGCCTCGAGTGCGCCCTTTGCCAAGTTCTTTGCAATGTCACTACAGGCGTTAATCGCCTTTTGATTTGTGCCGGGCATGGTTAACAACAACGCATCTTCAATTGTCTTAATACCAATCGCGCCGGATGGTGTGTTTAATCCGTCACGTAAAATTGTCAATATTGCATTAGTAACCCCAGGTTTAGCAATGATACCTGCCGCCGTTGGATTATCTAATACAAGTTTTTCTACACGCTCTGCAGATGTCTTGCGCTCAGAGACAGAAGCCGGCTCTGTAACCGTCTCAAATGAGAGCTGTGCCTTCTGAACGTTCTCTGCCGCGCCTCTAGCTTGTTGTTCACGAAAGGTAGTTCTTATTTTACTATCAGTTTCTAATTGCTCTGGCGTAGGTCTTGGACCTGCTGCCACTGCGGGTGTTGTGGCGGTGGTTGTGCCCATTGCCGCCTTAGTCTTAGTAATGTAATCACCAATGCTGGTGCCGAGTTTATCTTTACGTTCTTTGTTAATAGTTCCATCACTATTAATGGCGCCCTCACCACCATGATATGCCGCCAATGTTTTGTCGACGTCGCCGTTGTACTTATCGTAATAGTAGTCCAGTATTTTTTCACCGGCGATCTTATTGTGCTGTGGGTTATTAATATCTAGGTCTTTTGGTATAACGCCGCGACTGACATTTGTGGCCCAAGTGTCGGCAGTAATTTGCATTGGACCGACCGCGCCCTGGATGCCAGGTTTTGTAGTATCTGCCTTACCACTAGAACTTTCGGTTGAAAATACGCCCTGCTTAATCTTAGCTCGAATATCACCCTCTGGGGCGGCGGCCGGTGTTGTAGATTTTAATGCCGGCTGAGTCTCGGGAGTATCTTTGTATAGGTTCGGATTAGCACGGTACTCGCGCACTGAAATAACTTTGCGGGTAAATGATCCGTCGGGGTTTTGTACTACAACAGGAACCTTGGGAACATCCATCTCAACATTTGACGATATTTCGGATTGTTTTTGTGCCCAGGTGTTATATATTTTATCGTACTCTTCTTGCGTTCTGGCGTTTGATAATGCGCGTTTAATCTCAGGTGGTATTTGAACTCCACCGGCCGCTGGAGCTGCGCCAGCACCACCCTCACCACCACCAAGTTCCATGGCTCGACGTTTTTCAAATGCTTGTTGTTGTGATTGTGCGGCCTTGTATGCAGCCATCTGTGTGCGCATGTCAAAGAGTTCTTTGGCCTCTCGGGTTTTTTGTTCGTCGCGGAGGGCAAGGCCCCTCGTTGGCCCTTCAAGGCCACCGGACGCCCAAGCCGCGGCGTCTTTTAATCCACCTGTAAATAAACTAAACGCGCTTTCGCGTTGGTCAATCATGCGCTGCATGTTTTCTAAAATGCTTTGTGTCTCGGTGGGGTCAAGGGATAGCATCCCCTTAGGCGTTATACCAGTTTTACTAGTCGGTGCAGTTACCGGAATAGAACTAAGGCCGGTGATGTTGTTTTCTGTTGTCTCGTTTGCCATAATTATCTTTAGAATTGATTATCTAAACCAAAACTACTATCACCGTTCTCAAGACCTTCACCACCGCCAAAATCAAGACCTCCTCCTCCTCCTCCGGTATCAATATCAAGACCACCGCCGCCAGTATTGATTGGTGAATTGCTGTCTGGACCATACCAATTACCAGCTTCATCTTGGAAATAGCCAGGGTTTGGCTGTCCATTTGCGTCTAACACTCCGGCAGGTGGTGGGTTTGTATTAAAATCAACTGGCCCACTTGTTTGACCACCCGTACCGCCACCGCTGCTACCGCCGGTAACCATCTTAAATAATTCAGGTATACCACCCTTAATGTTAAGGTCTGATAATAGTTTATTTGTGCCGGCAACTGACCCACCCAATGCACTAGCAATCGAAGCAATTTGCTGAAGCGGCGATAGCTGGGTAGTGTTTTTCTGTGTGGTGCCTACCTGCATTGAGCCAAGAATTTTAGCTAGTGCCGATGATGCAAGCAACGGATCGGCCTGTTGTGTTTGCCCCAATGTCGTAGCTGTATTAATTCCTTTTTCAGCGACACTGCCAAGATTTGTGGCGGCATTTACACCAGTCTGTTGGTTTTGTAGTGCGGCTTGCATTTGATCTGCAAACAATTTAGACTGTGCATCAGTTAGTGCCTTGTTTGCGGCTGTCTGTGTGCGCAGACTTCCAAACTGTCCAGATGCCGTCCCGGCCGCTGTAGGGACCGCCATAAGGTCTGGGGCTAACTGATTTAACTGTTGGTTTTGTGCTTGAAATAACCCACCAAGGGCGGTGGATGTGTTGGGGGTAACGCGGCCGGTTGTTGCGTCAGTAATCCAAGGATTAGCCGCGCCGGCACTAATTTGATTAAGTGTGCCTTGCGCTTGCGTAAAAGGATTAGTACCAGTGCCATCTAGTTGCGATATGGCACCACCGGCAACTGTGCTGGCAAGTGTTGGCACTTTAATCCCAGCGGCGGTTGCACCAGTTACTAAATCTTGTTGTGCCTTATCATACCACGAAGGCATCGTGGTTGATTGGGTCGCTTGGTTTGTGGTAAAATTACTGAATCCGGCCATATTATTTCTTCGCTTTTTTGTTTGCTTCTAACAAATAACCTAACGCCCCTTTGCTATCTGGTGGTAGCTTTTTGGGGTCCGCTTTGCGCTTGTGGTCACGAATTGCACTTAAGAACTCATCTAATATTTTAGCGCCACTGTCGTTACTTCCATTACCTAAAGAGGATACTACATCAGCTGGAATTACAAATTCTCCATTTGCCAGCATTGCTGGAATGCTATCGCTTGTGCCGTCACCGTTTCCTTTGACGTAGCGATTACCGATTGAGTTTAATCCACCCTCACTGTAAAACTCTGGCTCATGGCCTGGGACATTGCCACCCTCAGCTAATTTAAATATTTTACCGTACGGGTACCCTGGCAAAGTAAAGTCAATTTTTGCTTTTGTTAGGCTAGGAACCAGCTTCATAATTTTGTTGTTTGAGCCAGTAAACTGTGACGATGTGTCGCCGGCTATGTCATATACGCCCGGCTGGTCTTGTGTAGAAGTAGACCCACCCGTAGCAAACAAACCAACGTTTTCGTCAGGCTGTCCCTGAGACACTTCACCAAAGATACTAAACTCAGGGTTACCACTTGCAATTCCAGGTGTCAATGACGAGCCTAAATAATTAACGCCGGTCGTTGTGGCGTCTAAACCTGCGGGGGTAGTTGTTGTGCTCTTTGGACTTCTTGCCCCCCGTATTGCCTTACTATATTTTGCCGCCTTAGATAACGCGCCCTTTATTGAGGGAAAGTTAAACTTAAAGCCAGTTGGTGATGTTTCGTCTGGAGTTTCTTCGTAAGTGTCTGGATAAAAATCTTCATCTGTTGACTCTGTAAAATCAACAACGTCGCCATTTGCGTCGGTTGTTATAGTAGAGCCGTCGTCAAATGTTGTAGTCTTTAATCCACCAGAGTCACCTGTTTGTGATGTGACACTGCTCATATCAAAATCTTCGCCGGTGCCAGTATTCATAACACCGCCGCTCATATTAAAATATGGATCTCTATATTCGTCGCCTGTATCGGAATACGGATCTCTATATTCAGATAAAGCATCTAGCGGGGATTCTTCTTCTAGAGATGGTTCTTTGGCTAAGACATCTAGCGGTGACTCTTCTTCTACAGATTCGGTTAGTGTTGGGTCTGGCAAAGGTTCTGCGTTGTCAAACTCTGGGGGTGCCGCCGTTACCAATACGTTTGAATCTGTTGACGCCGTTGGCGCGTACGGTGACACGCCGGATTGATCTGCGTCCATTTGACCCTGCGCTATGGCATAGGCCTCCTCTGGAGAAAACCCAGAGTCTATGGCGTCTTTAAATATTTGTGATGTAGTTAACGGGTCTGTTGTTGGAGATGTAATGTCAGCTAGCTGTTCTTGCCCTTCAGCTAAATTAAAATCTTCGCCGGTGCCGGCATTTGTAAAACCGCCACTCGTATTAAAATCTTTTACAGCATCTTTAGCAAATGATGTCGCACCAGATACAATTCCAGTGGCCAAGCCTTTACTTACATCGCCGGTCTGCGCGGCTGAGGATATTGCTTTATTGATGCTTTGGTCAGCAATGTCGCTGCCCGTTGTTAAGTCAAATTCGTCGACTAAACCTTGGGTGACAAAATTTGTTGCAAAATTTGTTGCAAAATTTGTTGCAAGACTTACAGGGTCGGCACCTTGGGCTAGTTGCGAGGCGGTGTTAAGTATTAAAGCCGCCTCGGCTGTTGTGGCACCGGCCCATAGATAGGGGGCCGCGTACGGCGCAGCTACGGCGACCGCAATTAAAGGTAGCGCCTTTACCGGGTCTTCTATGATCGCTTCTACTGTTTTACCTACGGACTTGGCAGTGTCTTCAACTACCTTACCTACGTCTTTAGCAACGTCAGCAATAACGTCACCAACGGCACCAACCGCATCACCGACGGACTCAACGGCGTTTGATACGGCTGCTACAACGGCTGCCATTATTTACCAAGCCTTTCACCAAGAATTAATGTTACTTGAATCTGATTGTCTTGTGTCTTAGCAACGGTGTATCCCATCTGTGGGTTCTGTAGTTCTTGTTCTTCGCGGCCAATAATCTTAAATACGTTTAATACAGAAGGATCAGAAAATTGTGTTTTTAATCCTTTAAACCCATCAGAAACTGCTTGGTCAACAAACTTTTTGCCATTCTCTACAAAGTTTTGCGCGGTATCAGCGTTTAAAGCCCGGAACATACCATATTCTGGTTTGCTTTCCGAGCGGTGGATAATAAAAATTGTGTTACCAAAGCGGTAAATTACTGCGCCCTCTATACCAAGCTCACTAACAAAAGTTAGATATACCTGTTTGAATGAGTAGGGCGAGCGCGTATTTTCAGACGCGATCTTTACGATTTGGTCTGTTGGCAGCTCTTGTTGGTTGCTATCGACCATCTCGGCCATAGTAATCCTTTACTTAGAAACTGCTGCTCTTGCGGCTAGGGCCTCTTCTACAACCTTTTGGAAGGCTGGGCTAACAGCGTTTGTGTCAATCTTACGATTAGCCAGAATTGCGTCAGCAACTGCTTTGTCGTTTAGATATTTCATGGTTTGTTGGCCGTGCATACTATCTCCTTTGGTTAAATACTTCTACTTATACTAATGCAAAAATAATCAGTTTGTCGCCCTAAATCAAGCGCTTGGGCCATTTAAAATAAAACTAAGTGCAGAGGCCCACTCCTGCCACGTCTCAAACGCCTCTGGGTCTGGCACTGGGTAGCTTTCAAACGTAGTCAACTGGCTAATGTTTTTAGCAACCTGTTTCCAATTATCCTCAATGTCATACATAATTGGCTCCTCACTAAAGTAGTGTAGGAAGTTACCGTTCCAATCTTCCCAAGACATATACTCTGGGTCGATTGGGAAAAAACTCTGGGTACTCACGGTCTCTCGTCGCCGTACTCTGCCGTAATTAACAAACGGCCCATCTCAAAATTACCGTCCAGTACGTTAGACTCAAACTTTAGTCTCATCTCGCGGTGCTCTACGCGCAGGTCAATTTTGCCGGTGTCTGGGTCAAAGTAAAAAGGCCCAGAGTTTTCTGTATCACCACGGGCAAACTTACGACCAAGAATAGTCATTCCCATAGTACCAGACTGAACAAAGTCCGGCTCAATACGTCGTAGGTGCATCCTGCGGTTTACACCGGTTGCGCTGTCTTGGGCCGGTATACCACCAACCCAGCTAATGTCGCAGGTTGTAATACTTGAGGTAATTGCAAACTCTTGGTTAAACGTGATTGCGTTTGTGCCAAACTCATGCTGCCAAAGTGGGTACCCACCCTCGATGTAGTACACCAAATTACCGGCAACAAGAGCCGGGTTAAAATTTGTGTCTACCGTAATTAACGTCACACCCGTTGGGTTAGTCGCCGCTATGGCAGACGTAAATAAAAACTGACTAGTTACTACCTTGTAAACCGTTGGGTTGCTACCGCTAGATGTGGCGATGTAGTCACCGGCACCAAATGTAACTGACACGTCTCCGGTTAAATAAATTTGGTTAGAGTTTAAAGCTGGTTGGCTGGCGGGTTTGGCAATTACAGTAAACGGCGGGCTAAATGTGTTTATATCTTCCCAGCTAGCCCATATTGGCGTTGGGAAGATTTCTGTGGTATAACCACATGATCTGCGTGATCCAGACGCACTTCCAGCGTCGTACCAAATTTTATCTTTAACGTTGTATATGATTGCGTCGGTGCATTCTGTTGCATCGCCACGGGGATAAAAAAACCAGATCTCATTATACCGAGGTACTTTAGTGGCCCATACCTTTTGGCGCTGTACGAAATTGAGGTTATCAAATAGCCAGTTTACGTTTTTATCATTTGGCAGTACAGAGACCGCACCGTTATATAGGTAGAATCGGTCAACACCCATCCAGTAAAATATACCATCCATCTCAACAAAACACGAGGATGATATGGTTGAGATCTGGCTAGAAATAATATCATAGCGCCAGTACAGCGGATTCGTGCCAGTAAACGAGACACGAATCAAACTATCGGTTGCCCAAAACATTCCGGATGGTGAGTTAGTACCACCACGCACGGGTATGCCCCTAACAATTTTAGACGAGGCCATGTTGACCTGGTTAGCGGTTGCTCCATTCCAGTCAGTAATTGTCTGCTGGTTGTACGTTGTTAGCGTTGTATTGGTTGCGACGTTGTTGTTGGCAATAAAACCGTCTGATCCATACACAAATGTAAATGGGTACAACACACATACGCCGCCGTCTACTACAATTGGGCGATAGGTTGGGTTTTGCCCACCAGTATCTGCTAACCCTTGAAAGCTCCATTGGTTTGAAGCATTTGGTAACAAGCTGCCGGTTAATACTTGGGTCTGAATGGCGTTGTCAATATTTGCTAAGTTTAGGCCTGGATGAGCCAACACTTGTAACGAACCGCCAGCGGGAGAGTACTGTAAATCAAACTGCCACAACAGATTTGCATCAGCGGTAAATGTTTCATCATACAACGACACCGTTGTTGGTGACCCAGCAATACTAGATGTCGTTACAATTACCGTAGTATTTGGTGCTGTATATGATGAACTAATTACTGTTGTCTGTGTAGCAGTGTTATTGCTAAAAATAACTTTCATGCCTGCGGGAAATGCCGCGGTTACATTGCCTGCTACAACAAACTGACTGACTGTATTAGATACTAAAGTAAATGGAGAATAACCAGGTAAAATATTTACAGTAAGCGGACCACTGCCAACACCAAATGTAGTGCCTGTTGTAAATACTTCTAAACCATATTGGTTACCAACGAATACGTAATTAACGCCATTGTACGAGTTGGCAATCATGCCTCGTGGAATACCAGTAAACGTTGCAAACAGTTCACGATAGCCACCCATTTTTTTAGGCACACCACGTTGAAAACGGCACCACTCTCCGTCACTAAAATCCCGCGACTCAAATACTGTACCGTCTCGTTTTATACCTGGCTGCACGCCAAGTGTATATACCAGATTATATTGATCTGGTAACTTGTTTTCTCCTGCCATTAGAACGTCCCACCACTGATGGACCCCGCGTTAAATGCTGCAGGTGTTGATATTTGGGGGCTCAACGTGTTGGTATTATCAATCGTTAACATATTAGTTGAGTTGGCTGATAGACCAAGCACATTAGTTCCGACTAAGTACATACCTGTGTTGGTGTTATTAATGAACGAATGCGATGGCGCCGCGGCGGTTCCATTAATTGCAAGGAATATATTGGTCGTTGTTTGGCTAATAACATACAAGAAATTACCGTCGCTTAGCACTAAGGCGACGGCGCCATTCGCTAAACTAATTGGCGTCTGCAGGCTGCCAGATACTTGGAACGTGATATTGTATCCAGCCTGACCTGTGTCGTTAACCAACACGTACAACTGTGTTGTAGCTGGAAGAGTAACAGCCAAAGTAGCTGCTCGTGTGCCGGATAGCGCGACATACGTCTGAATAATTGGGGCGTATGATACTAAACTAAAAGTGTTGACAAGAATAGAGTCTACATCATATGATGCAGACGTGAATGTTACATTAGACGGCGCCGCCAAACCAACGGTAAAGAAGTTGTTGGTTGACTGTTGGAACAGAATAAAACCTGACTCCGCCGGGTTTACACCTAATGTTGCACCGCCGTTAATTAACGACGCGCCCTGTGGTGCAAATGTTAACGTGCCAGTTCCGGTATTTCTAAATGCAATAAACCAACCCGCCGTTAAACTGGCTGCCGTTGGTAAGTTAATAGTGTTGTTACCGGCGGTCCAGATAAATGTGCTGGCGCGGCTGGCGTCGGTAACGGTTGGTGGAGATGACACCTCAATAATGTTTTGTGTGGTGTTTAGTTGGCCAGAAAGAGCTACTAAACCAAGGCCGGCTAGTGAAGCGGCATCAGCAGATGATGTACCAGTACCAAACGTAACGTTTTGCCAGACACCAGCAGAAGTTGTATTACTAGATAAGTAAAAGTATTTAGATACACCGGCGGCAATTGAAACCGATCCTGTGCCCGCAAAATCTTGAACAGTAAACGCTACAGCGCCAAAGTTACGGATTAAAATATCTGCGCCGGTGGTGCCTTGGTTTGCCTCTGGCAGTTTAATTATTAAACTGGCGACAGATGGTGTAGCATCAATAATACGCGCGGCGGGGACTTGATCTGGGTTTACAACGGCTGGCCAATAGAGCTGTACGTTTGCGCTAAAGCTAAGCGCATAGTATGACACGTCGGTTGGTTGTACAACTGTTCCGGTAAACGGTGATGTAAATATTGGCATAGTTTATGGTTCCTGGACCGTAGTATTTCTATCAATACGACGCGAATTGTCTTCTTTTTTCAACGCAGCTAGTGACTCAGTGTAGTACCCTTTCCACACAGGCAATTTGTCCAAGGCTTTTAAATACCCCTGGGCCTGTAGTAAGGTACCAAACAGCATCGCCTGTGGGCACTCGCGCGTGAACAAGTTTGTTTGATTACTATCGTCTAGTGGCTGGATTAAGCTATAATATATAATTTCTACTGGGTAGTCATCATCTGGCTTTGGTGCAAAGTTCCAGTTGTTGTAGTCATACTCACCATAATACTTTGGTTGTGCATTGGCGGATTCCGATTGGTACTGTGCAATGTAATCTTGTGAGCGCAATAACATAGGCGCACCATTAACTTTCATTGACACCGTTTTACGCCAACGGGCCGGCTTTGCCAGTACGTCTACATTAGTGGGTAATGTGGTCTCCACTACAGTTAATTGTAGTAGTGACTTTAATTCGGCGGCAATTGCGGCCTCAGCCAAACCAATTAGGCTAGGTATCTGCGCAACAAATCCGGCGTCGTCACGTTCCATGTAACGCTGGATGTCTTCTACCAGATTGCTGTAGGTCATTACGTATGCGCCGCTCATCGTGTGTAGTAGCTTATGTTAGGTTGGAAGTAGATTGGTGACTTGTCACGCTCTTCTTGCGCTGCGTCGTATTCTAGTTTAGTGGCCTGTGTCTCTAAGTACTGTACACGGTTTATATCAATCTGTGGTAATTGTAGCGCTAGTTTGTGTGATAGGCTGGCCTGGATAGAACCAATCCAGCGGTTTGGTAAATACAATTCATTTGTTAACGAGCCAACGTCTGGCATCTGTGTCTCTACAATTAATTGAAACACTTGGTAGTTATTGTTTGGCACAGGCCACAGGTACATGCGCGGTTCAACTAAACGGTCAAACCAAAACTGCAGTGTGCGCTGGCTGGGAAACTGTTTGTTGGGGAGGCTCCAGTAGTCATTACGGTTTAGTCTGGCCATGGGGATGACTTGCTGGCTTTGCGCAAACTGGATGGCGCGCAACGAGAATGTTGCGGCTGCGTTTCGGTTCTTTAATCTAAAGTAATAGAATGGTTGTGTGGCGTTAATGCTAAAGTATGCCCATTCACGATCAGCCAATGTAGTGGACGGGAATGATTCCCACACTGTCCAGTTTGTTCCGTCGTCACTAACCTCAAAGTCTAAGGTATAAGTTGCCGTTGTCCCTGGGGAGTACCCATTGAATCCAACATAAAACAATCTTGTTTGGCCGCTGTACGCTGCACCAAAGAAGTTATTTTGTAATGTTGTGGTTGCAAAAAGATCTAGTGTATCGTTTGCGTCTTGATCAAACAGGTTAACCACGTTTACGTTTGACGTTGGGATTAGACCACTATACGCTGGGTTAGTAATGTATACCCAGTTTGCCTCACGCACGTCAATTGTGCTCTCGGGTAATGAAACCCACTGCGCATTTGTTGGCGCGCCGATGACTTTGTTTTCTAAGAGCCACAGGTTAACGCCGCGGTTAGATAGGTTTTGTAAGATGTAATACAGAGCCTGTTTACCTGCGTCAACATACTCGGGCGTCATCTCTTCTGCCGTTTTACCAGCATCACGATAGGCGTACGAGATCAACTGATCTATGTTGATTTTAGTCTGGTTAGTTGTACCAGAGTATGACATAAATTAACGTCCCCTGCCGGATGGGCGTTTAGTTACTTGTTGTGGAAGGTTTGGCTTTGCCTTGCCGGCTTTGATAAATTCTTTGCCAACCTTCTTGGGGATGCCAATGGTTGACTTACCAGCCGCTGCGGCGTACATCGCCTTCTGTTGCTGTTTAGACTCTATTGGCATATTAGCAAATCTTTCCGCCTTTTTTAGCGTAGCCCATCTTGTTGCGTACGTTGGTTGGGAGTTTGGCTAGGCCAGGGTTCTCTTCTGTGTCAACAGATTTTAATGAGCCACCCTCAGCACACTTTTTTGAGGAACCACCCTTCTTCATCATTGGGGGAGGTGTCATGCCCGTATCTAGGCTCATTGTTGGTGCTGGCTCGGCAATGTTTGACATCGCTGGCTTAGTAGCTGCCTTTGACGGTGCCTTAGCTTTTTTGGTTTTTCCGCCGGCTTTGTAGCGACCTACGCAACCGCCTTCTTTCTTCATACGACCACCATTTTTTAGCTTAGACAGGTCAGTCTTCTCATTTTCGTGTGACTGCTTGTCGTGCATAGAAAACGCCTTCTTCACTACTTTTTTATCTTTGGCAGTGTCTTCGCTCATCTCTGATTTTTCAGAGTGGCGTGACTTATATTTAACAGCGCCGCCTTCTTTAAAGCACTGCATTTTTGGTGATGATTTAAAGCCGTCCATGGTGGTTCCTTCAGGTTAATGGTTCTATATCTACTAATGCAAAATTAAGGGTAATTACGCCCCGGCTAAAAATAACGATTTTTCTATTTGTCTACGTTTTTTAAGGACCGGCGGGTTGCTCCAATTAAGGAACGCTTCTCCTGCCTTGTGCACGTTGCCGTCGTTAAGGTGCTTAACAACCTCAGAGCGGGCCATGTTGTCTGGTCCAATGTTATGGCACAGGCTCATCAAGGCGTCAATCTGGTGCCGTTTGGGAATGCTGTTTAAAGCCGATTCTAGGGCCGTAGAGCACTTTTCTAGGTCCCGGTGTAGGATACCTATCACCTCGGCCTCAGAAAGCTCCCTATGGAGCAAATGAGCGTCCCTTTGGCGTATTAGGTGGCCAATGCCGGTTGTCCACTTGCCTCCGTAGTCCTGGTAGGCGCGGTAGCGCTTTCCCTCAAAGTGTTCAATTAATTCAACGGTTGAGTCCGCAACCCACTGAAATGGGGTGTGGGCCACAGCCCATTTAGCTAGGGGGTCGTGAAAACACGCGCCCCAGACAAGCGCAATCGCGCAGGCGTACACCGCCAGGTGATGTCGTAACATAGAGTCTCCTCGTTAGTTTGCTATATACTAATGCAAATTTATGCTAAGAAAAGGCTCTCGTGCCTGTTTTGTCGATAATAAGCGCCTGCTTACGAGGCGCGGTGTCTTTAGTGTTTGGGACGCTGGCGTGTGTCCAGGATCCAAACTCTTCAATAATCTGGTCAAATGGTATTCCTCCATCAATGCAGGCTTGGACCACCTCTTTGGGTGTCATGCCGGGGACTCTGATATCGGCGGCACAACCTAGCCTATGCTGGCTAGTGTCCTTGCTACCGACAGAGTCGTTGACTGGTTTAGAACGAAACGCTGAGTTTACAAGGATCGGCTTGTTTAGTAGCGATCTGATTTGTTCCAATAACTCTGCGGTGCGTACTAGGTTAGCTATCTCGGTGGCGTTTGGGGTGTTGTCTAGCCCCTTACGTTGTGCCACCTCAGATGCGGTTAGTTCTTCTAATGTAAAGTTAGGGCTTAGGTTCATCTTTTTAGGTTAGCCATGATGCGGCTGCCAAACAAAAAACCAAACGCAATGTTAGCGGCCTCAATACCGATGCGCTGTATATCAGCGGGGACATTAAGGAATAGCGTGCTAATGCCAACGCCAATCACAAACAGTGCTCCAATGTAGCGCGCTGAGGCGCGTAGGTCAATGACCCATTGGCTAGGTGTTCCCGAGGGGGCGTCTAGCTTTGCCATCGCCTCAATGCGGCTAATGTCCATTTTCTCTAGGTCAATTTGTTCGGCTACGGTCGTGGGCTTAACACCACCCGTAATCCGGTTAATGATCTGCTTAACTCCCTCGACGCCCACTGGCACCAAGGCACCAATAATAGATTCGATAATCATTAGTTTAGTCTTACAAGTAACGCGATCATGGTTGCTATAATAAACCCTACCGATCCCACTAGGATTTGTTCGATGCGTTTTAGTCGTGCGTTAATGCCGGCGTATCGCTCGGCACAGACTGCCTCGTGGGCGGATAGCGCCGCTTCGTTTTTGTCAATTAGTTCGGTCATATTGTTTTATTAATTAGAATAAAAAGTTTCATTTATACATCCCCTGTGTTTGTTGATGGGAACGCGCGAGTGGGTACGTTTGTGCCGGGCCAAATAATACGGACGGCGCCGTTGCCACCCTGGCCTGCGTTTGGTTGTGCCTGCCCAGATCCACCACCGTAATTTCCACCAGTCACATAAGCTCCGGTTGCGCCACCAGACCCACCTCCGCCGCCATTTCCTGAACTAGGAGAACCAGAAGTGCCGCCTAAACCGCTAGTGCCCTGACCCAAGATGCCGACGCCGCCGCCGCCAGCACTGCCATTGCCGCCTCCACCACCACCACCGCCACCGCCGGAACCCGCAGATCCGTTAGAGGTTGCGTTTGGCGCGCCAGCCCCTCCGTTGCCAGCATACCCACCAGCGCCCCCACCACCGTTATAGCTGCCTGTTCCAAGATTTGCATCGCCCCCATTGCCGCCGCCGTCACCTGTATAATTACCACCAGTAATACCACCACCACCACCTCTGACAGTTGCTAATGTATCAAAATAAGATGCACCACCAAATGCAAAGGTGGTTGTTGATTGATTTGCAACAAACCCGCCAGGGCCAACAACAACGGTGTATGAATTTCCGGGGACAACCGTAATATTATTTTTATAACCCAAGCCCCCGCCGCCGCCGCCAAAAACGTTAACGCCGCTAGCGCCACCAGAGCCGCCGCCGCCCACACAGACAACGCAAACAGATGTTACGCCGGCAGGAGCAGTCCAAGAATATGTTCCGGGGGTTGTGTACGCTTGTTGCCCCGCAACTGTTCCAAACGATCTTTGATTTTGAAAAGCTGCTTGTAAAGCTCCGCTCATGTTAATCCGCTTCCTGATATTAGCCAAGTAGTTGAAGTAATTTTAATGGCTGTTGCAGAACCGTATTGAGCAAGTGTTCTTGTACCAGTCGTACCTGCACTGGATAAGTACATGGTGTCCGTTGTAATTGCAATGCTAATTGAAGTGGTTGACAAATTGATAAATGTAATTGCTGTCCCTATTGCATACGCTACAGAGGAATTTGCAGGTATTGTGTAAGTTGCCGCACCAGCCCCAACAGCATGATAAATATGCTTACCAGAGTCAGCCAACACCATTGTGTAACTGCCTGTTTGCGCATTTTGAGGGATGTTTCTAAAGCCCACCGAATCCGTGCCGTCAACTGTACAATTTGATAGTGTTCCGCTAGTGGGTGTACCAAGAACAGGGGTAACTAAAGTAGGTGATGTAGCAAACACTAAAGAACCTGAACCAGTTTCATCAGTAACTGCGGCGGCTAAGTTTGCGCTTGACGGGGTACCCAGCCAAGTAGCGACGCCAGTACCAAACGATGTAATACCAGTACCTCCGTTTGCAACGGGAAGAGTTCCAGTCACACCAGTGCTTAAAGGCAATCCTGTAAGATTGGTTGCTGTTCCGCTAGAGGGTGTTCCTAAAGCCCCACCATTGACTACAAATGCCCCTGCCGTGCCAGTGTTGACCCCTAGAGCCGTTACAACACCCGTTCCAGTAGTCGTAGTGCTAGGGGCTACTCCTGCACCGCCACCGATCATTAAAGCGTTTGATGCCAACAATCCTGAGGATGCTAAAGTTCCTGTTGCCGTGTAAGCTAAGATACCGCCACTAGTTCCAGCCGTAAGACCTGTGCCGCCGTTAGCAACCGCTAATGTTCCGGCCAATGTGACCGCGCCCGTTGTGGCGGTGCTTGGTGTAAATCCCGTTGTTCCGGCGGTAAATGACGTGACTCCAGTACCACCCGTTGCGTTTAGTGTACCAGCAGAAAACGTTAAGTTTGTGCCAATCGTTACGTTACTAAATCCACCGCTGCCGTTACCGTACAGTATTGATGTGCCAGACGTGGCCGGCGCGTAGTCGGTGCCAGAGGCCGCGTTACTAAATCCGCCGCTACCGTTACCTTTTAAAATAGATGTGCCGGACGTGGCCGGCGCGTAGTCGGTGCCAGAGGTTGCGGCGCTGATTGCCGTGCCATTTCCCTTTAGTACCCCGGTAATGGTTGTGCTTACCGTAATTGCCGGTGTGGTTGTTGCGGTGGCTACCGTGCCAGCAAACCCATTTGCTGTCGTGACAGACACACTTTGTACTGTGCCGGGAACTGCCGCGGTTGAGGCTATTAGCGTAACTACACCGGAACTGTTTTTAAAGTACAGCTTACCGTCGTTGGTGTTAATTGCCAATTCACCAGCCGCTAAATTGGCGGCTAGTGGCACCGCCAAAGCAGTTGAGGTGCTGTATAATCTGATCGGTGTAAATCCGGAGGCTGCCATATTTATTCCTTGTAGAATGACATATTCTTAATTAATCGTTCGTTGGTCGGGTCAAGCTCTATTGCCAGTTCCCCGTACTTAATTGAGTCTTCTTTAAAACCAAGACGGTGGGCTGCAATTGCAGCAAAGTCATATATTAATGGACCCCACGCCTCTGGGTTAGACGCGTGCTGCGCTGCATTTGTGGTAATCTCTATGCCGTTCTTTGCCGCTGCGTAAGACTCCGCCCAAATTTGTTTTTGGTAGCAGGCCTGCGCTAAGTGGTACCAGTTCTCTCTTAGCCGTGGCTCCTCCGCGCACGCGAGCCTGAACCAGTATAAATAATCTTGGTCTAGTTTGTAGTACGCGTCGCCAATCATGCGCATCACGTGACTTCTTTCTAGTGACCACGTTGCGGTTGGTAGGGCAAGGTAACGTTTTAATTCGTCAATTGCCTTTTGCCATTCCGCTCGGTAGGTGTGCTCGCGGCCTAAATAATACGAACTACGGTGGCAGCTTGGGTCTTCTTTAATTGCCATCTCAAGCAGGTCTATGTATGACCCACGAGATTTTGTGTTGTCCGGCAGGTGCTTCATTAAGACGTGTGGTGTGTGGCCACAGTCATCTTTACTACGAATATCTGGCGTTATGTACTCGTGGCATGGATACTTCCAATAGTACCCATTTCGGTTGTGTACCCTGGATGGGTAAAAGAACTGGTGTTTACCGAAGTCAAACCCAATGTTTAGCCGGGTTATACCTTCACTCCAGGCCTGCTCAATTGTATCGCGCCAGCCTGGTAGTAAGATTTCATCTAAGTCCATTGAGACGCAGACGTCAATGTCGGCGGGCACTAGGGCCAACGCGGCGTTTCTCGCCACATCAAATCGCCAGGGAATAACGCAGATCTGGTGCACCGTTGCGCCGCATTCTTTGGCTACTTGGACGGTGTTATCTGTTGATCCTGTGTCCGATATGATGATGGCGTCTGCCAACGCGGCGGACTCACAGAATCGTTTTACGTGTGCCTCTTCATTTTTTGCAATAGCATATACGGCTATTTTCATAGTAATTCCAAATTATTTTATTACTTATACTAATGCAAAAAACTAAGGGTTTTAGCCCTTATTTTTATGGTTGGGTTGGAAACACAACTGACCAGGGGAAGCCAGCCTGCGATGGTACATCTCGTAGTGCCTGGCAGTAGTCTTTCCACGCCTGCGAGGGGGTCATGTCACTTCTAAACCGCCAATCGGTTTTAGCTAGTTCAGCGTCACGGGTTAGGCGTACAAATCGTGCCTTGTTTGTGGTTTGTTCGTTTTGCTCTGCTTGAGTTAAAGTTTGAATTGACCAGCCCAAGGTCCAGACACCGTTAATCAAAGTAGGCGCAGCGTTTTGAATAATTTTTTGGGTTTGTTCATTAAATGTGGGTGGCTCTATCTGCGTCACACGCACCAACTCATTACCATCTAAATTATCATCCGTGCCGGCGTACATGGTAAACAGATCGGTTTGATCAAACTTAGTGTAAGGATTTTTTTTAGTTAAGGTGTCGTAGTCATAAGGAAATGTAACTACTACCCCATTTTTTATTTCTGCAAACATACTTTTTTTCCAATAGTAATTGTTGAGGTTTCTTTGTCTACTGTGACAACACCTTCACAGCACATACTAAAATCTTCGCCTGTCTTTGCTCCCCATGACGGGACGTCAATGCGCACGTTTTTAACTACGTACTCCTTGTTGTTGTCAAACACTCGCCAGGCGTGGTCCATTGACCCTCGCCCTGGCTGACCACGAGTTTTGTTGTATCGCACGTAAATCATACAATTTCTACTTCAGGCGCTTGGGTGTCTTCGACGTACACATTAAAGTGAATAAACTGAAAGGGTTTATCCGACTCGTGTCTGGTAAATCCATGCGGTAGCCAGGAGTTAAACAACATTAAATCGCCAGCCTCTACTTTAAACATAACTTGATCAGACGCAAAGGTTACCTCGTCTAGGTTAGACTGCCTCATTGATATTTGTTTTTTACCTGGCCTAGGGTCAAACACAATTGGCACGCTACCATTTTCTGGTACATTAACAAAATAAAACCCGGTAATCTGTGCGCCGTTGCCGTGTATGTGTTCTACGTGCTGCCCATAACGTAAAAACTCTTGGCCCCACATCTCGGCAACCCAAGTCTGTTTGTTAGCCATATCATAGCCTTGATCTACCATCATATCAAAACTAGTTGTTGCGATCGTAGTAAACAAATCAGCAAGTCGGTCGTCAAACATTGGCTCGCTTTGGCAAACATTCCACTGGTTTGGTTTTACTTGGGCTATATATTCAGGCAGCACCACCTTGGTGACTTCTAAATGTTCTGGTTGGGAAACCTTTAAAACAGCCGACGGAAAAAGTAACTCAACCACTAATGAGAGCCTTGTTGTTAGTTAGTAAACTCATCTTGTCTTTATCCACACTAATTTTTTGCAAGACGTTTGTTATATACGGCACAAGATTAGACTCAAAGTCGGGGTGGTTTCGCATGGCGTTAAGTTGGTCTTCAGGAATAGTGCCAATGCTTAACAAATAATTTTCTGTTCGCCGTCTAAACTCCAGTAACCACTCCTCTTGTTGCGCTGCCTGTGCCGCCTCTAAAACAGGGAGGTTGGCATATTTTCTTTGTGGCTCTAGCTCCGCCATGATGGACATAATAGTTGCAAGCTCTTGCTCTGCGCCAAGTAGTCCCATTTCTAGTAAACCCTCGCCGCTTTTCCACTCAATTAGGTCTGCCTGGGCGTTGAGTTGTGTAACCGGGTCCGTGGATTCTAGTCTTTGCTCAATCTCTATAAGTTTGGCCTTGCGCCTTAGTAGTTGAGCTTTTGCGCTTTCTAATTTTACTTTTACATCTATTTTTTGTTCGTACATTATACACCAGGCAATGTCTGCCGTGTGGCAACTGTTGGCTATAAAGTAGCGCAGTTGAAAATCTGAGTTGGTGCGGTGTGGGGATGAGTGCATATTATACGTTTACACCAACGGACCAAGACGTGGCCATACCATCGTAATTGATTCGAGACGCTGCACCCACACCACTGGTAGTTGCTGTGTCAGTGGCGTACGTGTATTTGCATCGAACGGCTGACGAAGCACAACCACCACCACTTTTGCCGATTGCAAATATCCCCCGGGTGCTATTGCCCGCAGCAGAGCCGCCGAATGTCGGTAGAGCGGTAGCTGGTAAACAGGCTTGGCCAATTGATGTGTCGGTGGCGTAGACGTATTTGTTACGATACAAACTTCCGACTCCGCCAGTGCTAGCACACCCTAAGTTAAATATTCCCCGGGTGCCATTGCCCGCGGCGGAGGCCTGATAAGACGCTCGACATGCCGCAGTGGCAGCAACCGATGTGTCGGTGGAGTACGTGTATTTGTTCCGTGTCGTATTATTAGTGTTAACTGTAAATATTCCCTGGGTGCTGTTGCCCACAGCAGCTAAATAAAAACCAGAGGCGGGAACAGAGCACGCTGCGGAGCTTTTTGCGTCGGTGGCGTAGGTATATTTTGCACGCGCACCTTGGTAGCAAACTCCATATACAAATATCCCCCGGGTGCTGTTTCCCGCAGCAGCGCCACCAGTAAAACCATAGCAGAATGTAGTTGCAACAACCGACGTGTTAGTGGCGTACGTGTATTTGTTCGTTTGTCCTGATCCATTCCCTCTTACAAATATCCCCCGGGTGCTGTTGCCGGCAGCCGCACCAACGGAAGTTAGAAAAGTGGAAGCAGTCGCAGAAGATGACGCGCACGTGGCGTAGGTGTATTTGTTACGGCATGTCGTTTGCACATAGCCAGGCATTCCCATCCCCAGTGTAAAAATAGCTATGGTGCCATCGCAAGGGTCTGGTCCGCTGGGGGTGGCGGAAAATCCAAATCCCCTGGCTGATCCGGCTCCTCTTGTTTGTAGTAGTGGCATAGTTGTCTCTTAGAACTTGGTCTGTGACGCAAGCACCGTAAATGCTGCGCTGCCGGTTTTGATAATGGTGTAGCTGTAGACATCAAGGCTGGACGCATTGCCGGCCGTTGGCGCCGTGCCGCCTTGCCACTTTGGTGTTACGGGTGTGGTGTCAACCTGCACTACGTTATTGAAGAAGGCCGATCCACCCTGCTGAACTAAAAAGGCCACCGTTACGGATTGACCCGTACTCATTAACTGGTCCATTGTCCTTCCGCTTGATCCTCTAAAGTTAACCGTCCAGTTTGCCGACGCGTTGCTAGTGTAGTACAAGACCGACTGCGTTGTGACGTCGTAGTTAATTGTGCCAGTTGCGACCGAGGCGGATATTGTTATGACCTCGGCGGTGTCGTTTAGCACCATTGCGAGCACGGAGGTTGACCCGCTAAATGTTTGGGTGTTTGTGAAGGTGTTTGCTACAGTGGTGTCAATTGTTCCCGTGGCACCAGTTGCTCCAGTTGGCCCAGTTGACCCGGTAACCCCTGTCACGCCGGTTACTCCGGTTGGTCCAGTGGCACCTGTTGCTCCGGTAACACTTGCCCCGGTGGCTCCTGTTGCTCCGGTTACTCCGGTTGGGCCCGTGGCGCCTGTTGATCCAGTGGCGCCTGTTGATCCTGTGGCACCTGTGGCACCTGTATCTCCTGTTGCTCCTGTGGCGCCGGTTACTCCGGTTGGTCCTGTGGCGCCTGTTAATCCAGTGGCACCTGTGGCACCTGTTGGTCCTGTGGGGCCTGTGGGTCCAACATCACTTATATTTATTTGACCGCCCATTCCAGAATGGTACTGACATACATAATATAACGTGTTTGGTGCATTGTAAGGAACTGCAAATGTAATTGTGCCTACCGCTGCTCCATTGTTAGTAACGCCAGTGTTATAAACATTACCTGCGTTATAAGGTGGTGCGGTAGTTTGTAACCAAAACGGATGCCCTGCAGCATTTACCTCAAAAACATAAGTAAAACCACGTAATAAGTTTAATGTTGGGTTATTTGCGCCATCAATTATGTAAGCACTTGATACATTATTTGTTACTGTATAAGTTCTAGAACCTGTTGCCCCCGTGACGCCTGTAGGCCCCGTGGCGCCTGTGACACCCGTTGATCCAGTGGCTCCTGTTGATCCAGTGGCTCCGGTTGCGCCGGTAACACTTGCCCCAGTGGCTCCTGTTGCGCCCGTCGCGCCTGTGTCTCCCGTGGCGCCTGTGGCTGCGGTAGCGCCTGTTGCTCCTGTGGCACCTGTAACACTCGCCCCAGTGGCACCTGTTGCGCCTGTGACACCTGTTGATCCAGTGGCGCCTGTGGCTGCGGTGGCACCTGTTGCTCCAGTGGCGCCGGTAATACTTGCCCCGGTGGCTCCTGTTGCGCCTGTGACACCTGTTGATCCAGTGGCGCCTGTGGCTGCAGTGGCACCTGTTGCTCCTGTGGCACCTGTAACACTCGCCCCAGTGGCACCTGTGGCACCTGTTGATCCAGTGGCGCCAGTTACCCCAGTAGCGCCGGTTGCACCAGCTCCTGTGGCACCTGTTGATCCCGTGGCACCTGTGGCACCTGTATCTCCAGTTGCGCCGGTTGGTCCGGTTGCACCAACTCCAGGTCCGGTTGCACCAGTTGTTCCAGTTGCACCAGTGGCGCCTGTTGGTCCAGTGGCTCCACCTCCAGGCCCTGTGGGTCCTGTTGTTCCAGTGGCTCCCGATCCAGTAGCACCTGTGGCGCCGGTTGATCCAGTAGTTCCGGTTAATCCGGTAGCTCCGGTAGCTCCGGTTGGTCCGGTTGCTCCGGTTGCTGCGGGTCCAGGAGCACCTGTTGGGCCAGTTGGGCCACCTAAGTTTGAAATGTTTTGGAGCTGGGTTTGTTTTGTTACACCGTTTTGGACAACAACAGTCACTTCGTTACCTGTTAACGCCCCAGCTACTTGTAGTTGTGTTATCGAACGATCTGCCATTACGGTCTCTTATAGTTTTAAGTCGCCGGACTCACCGGCGTTAGGAGGTGTACCCTCGATAAAGAAGCTGTCGTTTTGTGGTGGGTTATTTGGTCCACCATCAGTAACAATTTGCTGTCCGCTTACTGGGCCAGTTGCTATAGATACATCGGGGCGTGGGAATCGCAACGCAATATTTTCTGTCTGACGCGCTGGTAATCTCCAGGGGTCATAGTTGTCTTTATCTGCCGCACACACGCGCATACCCGGAAAGTTGGGGTCAGGCATTAAATCTGTGTACGCAAATTTCCTGCTGCAGCGATCACAGACCGCCACAGACAGTACTGAGTTACCTCGCGTATCTAAGTAGACAGGCATCTTAGCAGTCCTCTGCGCCTTCGTAATCACTAAAAGTCTTTAGAACCTCGTATATGGCAGGGATTAAATCACCCTTGAGGTCTTCCATACCGATGTAGTGTGCGTTTTCTTTGACTGTAGCCATGTTGCTGTGCCTTGCCGATTCGTCATAATGAATAGCGACTTGGACTTGGATTTGGTCTTTAGTGCCAAAGAAGTTCGTGATTCGTGCGTAGGCTTGTGGGGCTGGTACGCCAAATTGTGTCTGAACAGCGAGCTTGAGTGCCATGTAAATCTCCCTAGTATGTCATTTCTGTTGTGCGGATTTGGCAAACCGTACGAATAGTCGTACTAGCCTGTCCTGTAAAGGTAACTCGTAATCCACCGTTAGTCGTGTCGGCTGTTACTGCAATAGTCCAAGTAGCTGCCCCAGCATCAGCAAAGCTAGATGTTACCGTAGGTGTTCCTACCAAGGCAGTCGATGCCGCATTAGCACCTCGCTTGATAACACCTTCAATAGTGAATCCTTTAGTATCACCACCGCCAGTAACTCCTGATATAACTTCTCCAGTAAAGAAGTAAGCAGAGTTGTTAGGTAGTATTACTTGGTTTGTTGTGCCTGCGGCAGATGTATCGCTTCTTAATGCAGTAGCAGTGGCATCGGTAGTTTGAACACCAAGAACCAATAATGAGGATTGGGAAATACCAAGACCACTTGCTACAGGGCTTATGCAAGCAGGAAAAGTATGTAAACCACCTATACTTCTGTTTGTTCCACTTTGACCACCGCCTACAAATGAATATGTACCATTAGATTGGTTTCCGTTACCGCCAACAGTGCTTGAACCAAAACCAAGTGCAAAATTACCAAGTCCACCCGCAACAACAGTGCCTGTGCTTGTTGCTAAATTTGTACCACCACCACCTACAAAAGATTGAGAGCCTGAAGCTGTGTTCTTTTGACCACCACCAACAAAACTCCAATCCCCACTAGCCACATTCCTATTAGCCGCAGTACCAGCATCACCACCACCACCGATAAATGAATAACTACCTGTAGCTTGGTTATTACCGCCACCAACTACTACTCCGTGGGGAGTAAAGAAAGATAGAGTTGGCGTTCCTGTAGCTGTAGCGGCTACAGATAAGGTTAATGATGTACCTGAAATTGCGGCTACATAGGTAGTTGGAAATGGAAGACCTGTGCCAGCGATTAACTGACCAACTTTAATGTTGGCATTACTTCCGCTTAAAGTTACGGCAGTAGAACCGTTTGTTACTGTAGTTGTTGCTTGTGTAGTTACGGCTGTACCACTTGTTCCAGAATTACTAACGCCACCACCAATAAGATTAAAATATCCTAATGCTCCATTTGATTGACCAGCAACAATTCCAGCAGCGTATTGACCAGCAGTATTTGCTGCCCCACCAGCAACTACAGCATATTGCGCAGATGCCGAACTAAAACCACCACTTAAAACACCAGCAATAGCACCTGTTACTGTATTGTTTATTCCACCACCGATAAAAGTATTTTGTCCTGAAGCTACTTGACTTGCCGCCGCTCTACTTGTCTGCCAATCAACAGCATTAGCACCCCTAGCATTACCACCTGCTGTAGTAGAGTCTGTTTGTTGGGCTTGTAGTGCGCCTGTGCCTTTTGGTTGGAGGACTAATGGGATGTTAGTGTCTGTTCCAGCGGAAAGTAATTTAGCCCCAAAGCCAGTAAGTGAGCCAGTTGTTTGTACATAATTGACTGCGGATGCTGTGTTAGTTACTTGGAACTGTGTAGCTGTCTGTCCAATGTTAACTGTGGGTGCTTGGATAGTAGTTGTTCCAAGCGAGCCTGATACCGCAGAACCAATGTTGATAGCAGTAGTAGAACCTGATAGTCCAGCCGTACCAATGTTGATTGCTTTGGTAGAGCCTGATGCTGTTGCACCAGCTTGAATATCTGTTTGTTGGCTTACTGTTGAACGACCAATAGTTTGTGTACCCGTTCCACTTGCACCACCAATAGTTAAAGTACCTGAAGTTTGGACTGAACAAATAACAGTATTACCAGTTGTTTGGGCTGATGCAAAAAGGGCTGATTGGAATGTTGAACCACTAAGATTTAAATTTCCAGTTGCCGCTATGCTACTAAATGTTGGACTTGTTGCCCTTACTACGCTACCTGTGCCTGTTTCAAATGAAAATGTTTCTGCACCAACACTCCAAGAGGCGGCATTGTTATTTGCGGTTGAAATACACCAAACTCGATATGAACCAATGTTTGAATTTGTATAAACAGTAGCACCAGTAGAAGTTTGAACGGTTACTGTATATCCTGTTGCTGTAACTGATGTTGCGTTAGTAATTAAAAAACTCCATCCAACAGCTAAAGTTGCCGTACTAGGCAAAGTAATAGTTTGATTTGCAGAACCTATAATCTGTTGCTGATAACCGCTTGTGTTAGTTAATACTAAAGTAGTAGCACTAGCAGTAGTTAAAGTTAATGGAGTTAAATCAGAAAATGCTTCAGCAGCCGTAGTAGCCCCTGTTCCACCGTTGGCAATTGGTAAAGCCGTTCCTGAGTAAGCTATTGCTAAAGTACCGCTAGTAGTAATTGGGCTTCCAGTAATGCTTAAAAAACTAGGTACAGTTGCCGCTACAGAAGTTACTGTGCCTGATCCACTAGCGGCTGGAACCCAACCAGAGGTGCTTAAAAGGTATCCAGATTCAACTAATAGAGGCGCAGGAACTTCCCCTTGAATGCCGTTTAAAGGAGCACTAGGGGGTGTAAAAGTTCCAAAGTCAATTATACCCGAATGCGGCGAAATCGACATTAAATGCTCTTAAGAAATTCTTCGTGCTTGGCTAATACATTTGCTTTAACCGCATTAGCCTCTGCCTGCGCCGCAGACGCGGCGGCAAGGGCCTCAGCAATTTCTTTAGCTTTAACGTCGGCTGCGTTTTGTGCGGCTTTGGCTGCGGCCTCGGCAGTTTTAGCTGCCTCTAACGACGCCTTGGTTTGAGACAAAGCATTTGTAATCTCATCTTTTTTTGCGTCAGCCTCGGCAATAATTTGTTTTGCATTTGCTGAGGCGTCAGACAAAATTCCAGACGCCACAACTTTTGCATCATTTAAAATATTTGCCGCTTGTTCTTTAGCGTCAGATAATTCCTGTGCTTTAGTTTGACTGTCTTTTTTAGCTTTCTCACGCAATGCAATAATTTCACTTGCTGGACCAACCAATTCAACAAACTTTTTTTGTTCGTCAATAGATGCCTGTAGCTCTTTTAATTTTTTTGAATACGCATCGGGGTTAGAAATTAACGAAAGCAAATCAAATAGTTGATTTGTGCCGCTATAAGACCCGTCAATGTTAGTAGTAATCATTAGCCTATTCCTCCACCAGCTTCAATAATTGCGAGGGTAACGGAGCCAGTGCCTGCCGTGCTAATAATGCGAACCCCGGTAACGGGGTAGGCAATATTGGCGTCTTTAGTTGCAGTTTGAGCGGTTAACGTTGGATGATTAGTCCAGTTGCCCGATGCGGCAACATAGTTATTAGCAAAAACATCATCAAAAGTGTATTGGACGGTGTAGGTGATGGTTCCGGTCACAGTTGCACCCAACGCCAAGTTTGTTGGCGCTATGTAGTTGTTTACTGGGCAAACGGGCGACGCCGCGCTTGCTCCAGAGATTGTAAAGTAAACTGGACGCATGTTATGTCCCTAATTAAGAGTTGGTATAGCCAGAACCATAGGCAGTAATTGTGCCGTTAGCATTGCGACCTGTGTACTGAATAGACAATGTGCCAGCAGAAGCAGCCTCAGCGGCTAAAGTTACTGTGCAGTCATATGCACCAACGTTAGCCAACAAGTTAGCCACGGCAGCAGATGCAGTAAAGGCTACAGCAACTTTACCTAGGGCGGTAGTTGTCAGTGTACCGACGGAGGTTGTTACACCGTTAACGGTTAAGCTGACCGCGCGCGAGGCTGCACCAACTACGTTTAAGTAGCCGTCAATTGAATGAATAATAGAACCTGCGGGAATTACTTCGGTTGCGGCTGCTGCAGCAACAATAGCTACCTGTTGTGAAATCATTGTGGCGCCAGTGGTGTCGGCAGAAATTGTGCCGTCGTTGCTGGTAGTTTGACGCGTATTTAAACGCAGGGGTATTGTAAATGTGCTTGACATTGTGTTTCCTTATCTTAGTGGGTATCCCTAGCTGTCTCTAAGTCGTCCATCCGGGAAGTTCGGTGGTCAGAATGGGATTAATCTTCCTATAACTACTAATGCAAATATTATATCAATTGCGCCCCAAATAGTAAAAAAGCCACCCTTGTGGGGTGGCTTTTAGGACTACGGAGGTGCTAGTTAAACGCCAGCGGTACCGTAGAGGTTGCGGGCATCATGCCAGCCGGTCGCATAACGCTCGGTGGCTTTGTAGCGCATAGAATCAGTCTCGAAGTCGCCTTCCATGGATTTCTCCATTGGACGACGCATTACGAGCATGAGACCATTCTCAGCATCGGTCTGTACCCACCATGCTTTGCTGGAGCTCAAACGGGTTACAACATGTGTACCCTTTGGAAGCATACCAGTAGACTTGATTGGGTTGAGATCGTTGTCAGCTGTACCAGAACGGAGAACAGACTTGAGGATTACCTCTGCCTGGAACTCGAGTGCTGGAGGAACAACTAACTGCTCAGCTTTCAGACGAATACGCTTACCGTTGTTGTCGATTGCAGAACGGATCTGGATGAGGATCTGCTCAACAGAAGTCTGCGACAAGTTAGCGGCAGTCGATAGCTGATTGCTGTAAGTTAAGCCGTTAGCAACAGGGTGAGCTGTGTTTATTAAAGTTACACCGTCACCGCCAACATAGCCGGCTGTGAATGCAAAGTTTAATAAGTTAGCGCACAATGTCTCTTTGGTCTCAATCATAGACTGAGCCAAATGCTTGGCGAAAGTGCTGCCGATACGGATGTGATCACCGTCTTCCATCAACACTTTGGTCAAGGCATATGCCAAGCCATAGATTTGATAGATGAAACGTGTGATGTACAAAGTACCACCTTGGTCATAGCTGACAGGAGTTCCGTCAGGCATCGCAGGTGCGGCATTCATACCGAACAACATTACTTCTTCGTGATAATTGCGTGGGATGCCTTGGATTTGTTCTACAAAACCTTTCCATTCGTCAGCACGCTGCTCATATACACCATCAAAGACTTCGTTGATAATCGGCTCGACTACCGCACGAAAGTCTGTACTACGCATTGGAGTTGCCATTGCTTATTACCTTTCTTTCGTTAATTAGGAAACCGAGACCTTAGGTGCAACAAACGTGTTGTTGGCGATCTGGACTTGAACAATCGTTTTCGCATCACCCCAAGCGTTTAACTCGCCTGTTGGATATGCTACTTCACGGCCTAAACCTACTACGCGAACTTGTCCTTGTTGACCGGCAGTTACTGCGGTTGCAGCAATAGCGGTTGTGGAGAAGCCTGCGCCCCCATTACCGATGGAAGTGCCACCTGTTGGGGTGTTTCCGACGGTTGCTGAGAAGTTGTACTGCGATCCGATAGCTGCTGTGGTTACAGAGCCTGCAGACTGAACTTCATATACTAAAGACGGATCAGCAAAGATCCAGAATAAGATTTCAGTTGAAGCGTCTAATGTGGCTTTAGAGGCAAATTTAGCTACAGAGCGACGACCTTGTGAGTCAGTAAACTCTACGCCGTTAAATACGCCGTATACCGGGCTTGTTGCTGCAAGGGTAGCTGCAACTGCTAATTGACCTGAACCTGTGATCCCAACTGGTTGATACTGGAAAAATGACTCACCAGAGTTCAAAGAGTAGGGAGCCGTGTATGTAGACCCAGTGACAAAAGTGTTGGTTCCAACGAATGGAACTGCACGATCAAGACCACTTGGGTGATATACAGGCTTCAGACCAAAGGGTTTAAATGTTGTGGACATTTATTATTTTTCCTTTGTTATATTTTGAAGAATGTTATTGGAAGCGAATATTACTATTTGCTTTTGCGGCCTCTTTTTCCATTTCCAAAATGCCACCTTCAAGAATTGATCTGCCACCTTTGCCGTCCTTAGCAGTGCTACGAACGTTTGCGGTAATATTTCGCTGGTGCTCAAGGGGATCCTCGAGGTGCAGCATGCGCATCACTTCTTGATAGATTTCTTCTGGTAACTTAAAGAGAACCATCTCGTTACAACTAACACAGCCTTCAAACTTGCCCGAGCTCATTTTACCTAGTGCTTCAAAGCCTTTTCCTAATTCTCCGGCTTTCACTGGCTCATAACCCAACGCCATACGTTTGTCGATACTGTCATAATTATTTGTAGTGGATAACCAGCACAAATGGAATCCAGGGATTGTTCCTCCTGGAATATCTGGCAACGCGCTATTTTGCCATTTGTCTCTGAACGCCTCTGCACGTTCGCGCTTTGATTTTAAGTCCGGATCTTCTGCTGCCATCCGTTCTTTTGTTTCCTCGACTCGATCTAATAAACGATCTTCTAAGTCGCGTTTTATTCTTGTGTTTGCCATGATAATTATCCTTTGTTAGCGCGATCATACGATGCGTATGCGCGGATCATTTTGTTTCGTTTTTCAACATCGTCCCACGCACCAGCGTCTTTAATAGCCTGGACACGCTGAGGACTTAACGTGATTGTTCCAGGTCTTGCGCTGGTTGTGTTTGCCACTCGGCTAGAGGCCGTTGGGCCCGCTCTACGAGTTTGCTGTCCACCTTTACTTGTGTAACGGTGTGGCAGACGTGACGATAAACGATTATCCAACTCCTCCCAATACTCAGAATCACTTGGATCCCATCCGTCTTGGGCGAGTTCTTGATCAATTACCTTGGCGATTCTACTATCTGTATCCCGAGCTTGCGGGTCATACCAGGAGTTTTTCTTAAGCCACTGAGTTGCGTTTCTTTGCACTTCAGTGCTAATCTCGTTTGGTACATTTTGCTTTGGGGCTCTTGCTTGCTCGAGCTGTTGTTTTTTGTAGTACTGAGCTTGTTGCAGACGCTGTTTGGCGTCGGTCAATTGCTCTAAGTACTCCATTTGTCCAGGCGCATCATTTTCTTGCGCCGCTTGCAGCATTTTCATTTTGGCGTATTCTACACGAGTTGCCTCGTCTTCAATTGCCTTATCAATCTGCACAAACTGGTACGACGCCGAAGCATTTTCTACTTTAACTAAACGTTCTGCCAGTTCAGCGTTACGTCGCTCAAGCGCACTAATTTTATTACGGGCCGTTGCGTCGCGCTGTTTATTTAATTCTTTCTTTAACCTGCGCTCTTCTCTACGTGCCTCGCGAATTTTTTCGCGGTCTTCGTTTGTTTCTTCAGGATCAGAATCCACCTCGCCACCATCAGCAGCTTCTACGGGCTCATCGTCATCCTGATCACTGTCTTCGACAGCATCATCTTTTTGTTTTTCTTCGTCTGGAAAGTAATCAACATGCTCATCCAGTTTGGCTAAAACGGAGCCATCACTTTGTTCCTTGATAGGAACGTCTTTTTCATTATCTGCCATAATTTTCTTTCAAAATTAGTCTACAAACGCTTTCATTTTCTGCGCATGTTCAAACGACTTGATGCGAGAAATGATTTCACGTGCCTGGATGGTAATAAACACCACGGGGGAGCCTTCATCATCCGGGTTAACAACGAACCGATCACCTCCGTACTTAATCGTACGAACTAGATCGCCAACTTTACACCAGGGGCCTTCAATCCAAGGCTCAAGCGTATCTGGCGACTTATATGCCAAAGGTCCAACTTGGACTACTTTTGCAACGGTCTCATTGAAACGTAACGTCTGTCGGGTCTCATCAACTAAAATGATTCCACCCTTACTTTTAGCTTTTTCCCGTCTTAACTGCACTAATACACGGTCTCCAGCCACTTCAACACCAGGGTCTATCTCAGGAAAACACTCTTGCTCTGAGCGAAGATCTGGGTCTTCTTTTTGTGATATATCAAATGCCATGCGGCAGTCCTTTCTTGAATCTTACGATTCGTCTTCGTCGTCTTCCGTTAAAATCTCGTTAATAATATCCAACGTAATCTTAAAACCCTCGTGTCGGCCAACCAATCTCTGGTAGTCCTCAAACGAATTTACGTTAGTTCCCGCGGTAACGGATTCCGCTAGTGATTTTTGCTCAGCCTTTACACGACCGATAATTTCAGATAAAAAGTCCTTCATAATTTTACTAATGCAAGTATATGAAGGAATCCGCCCTAAAATTAATAAAAATTGCCGCCTTTGATGTCTTTAAGGTTTTTATCTGGCCCGACTTTGCAGTCTTTAGCCATTTTGTTTTGGGCTGCGCCTTTTTTCCAGTTATTACCCCGGTGGCTGCCAGATGCGCCTTTGTCGATGGTTTTCTCGCCAGGGCCGCCGCCGCTACATATTTGGCCGGTTTCCTGGTACGTTTGACGAAAGCCTTTTAAATTTTCGGCCATGTTATGCTCCTGTGGTGGGTTTTGATTGTAGTGCTGCCTGGACGGCCTGTTTGGCTATCTCGGCGTCTGATATAAATTGCTGTTTTTCAATCTCGATACCATGCTGACGGATATCTTTTTCTGCTTCGTTTACTGCTTGTATGCCAAGTCTTGCTTGCTCTTGGGCGAGCGCCATTTCTTGGTTTGTTATTTGCAACTGTGCCTGAATTGCCGCCACGCGCTCGCGCGAGGAGTTATTCATGCTGTTAATTGCCACGTTGGTAGAGTTTTTCTGGTTATCCAGCTCGGTTTGTACTTCGTACTTGCTCTGTAATTCCATGACTTTGCGCTGTAACTCGGCAAGTTTAAGCTCGTAGTCTTGTTGCGACTTGGCCTGTTCCATCTGCATCTTAAGCTGTGACTCTTGCTGTTTACGCTGAGTTTCAGCCATCTGGGTCTTAAGAATAACCTGAGCCGTTGGATCGGCAGAGGCTGCCTGTTGAAGCTGTGCCTCTTTAGCTTGCTGTACTTTTTGAGCTAGTTGTTGTATTTGTTCTACAAATGGTTGCATTGTCATTTTTGAATCTTGCCCAACCATTTGCGAGGCCAAAGCCAACGCCTGTTGAGATTCTAAGTCTAGTGGCTTCTCTTGGTGTAACTCTAACGCATCTCTACCGCCAGATGCCTGGGCCACGTACGCGCGCATGGATTGTAAATAGTGCAGCGTTAAGTGTTGCTTGATGTGCTCAAGTGCGTTAGGTGCAAACGTTGGTCCAATCACTGGGTTAGCGCCATAGGCTGGGTTTGCCGCGTACTCAAGGTGAATCTTAATGTGACTGATGTGGTCCTGGTCTGGATACGCCGCCGCTGGTCGTCCCATGGTCATGGCGACGTTTTCTAGCGCGGGATTGGATTCTTTTGCCCCCAATGGGTTTGGTAATATCTCGTCAATGTTAGGGATTTTAAGCTGGAGTAGCACTCTGCGGTAAGCCGCACGAACGTCAAACATTCCAGGTGGTGCTGAGGCCGCCATTTGAAGGATGGCCTGGTTCTGAGCTAGTCGCTGTGTCTCAGAGAAAATGTTAGGGTCAGATACCGGGCGTACGTCGTTGTTGTACGAGAAGTCACGAACCTCAATTGCCTCGCCGGACTGGTTGTCCATCTGCTCCAAATACCAGTGGTTAATGCGAGAAATAATCGCCAGTGACTTAGCTTGGCTGCGGTGTAAACGTGCGTGAATGCTGGAAAATACTTTAGCGCCTTGCTCAATAAGAGCTTGGGCCGTACCAACCGGCATGTTGTTGTTTGCCTCGCCAATCTTTTCTTCTGCGGTGGTGACAACGCCTTTGGCTGCGTCAGTTAACCAGCCAAGTAAATTAAACAATACGCTGGATGGTTGATTAAACGGCATTGGCATTGCAATCTTGCGAACGTCGTCAACACCAGGTGCTCCCTCAATCTCAACTACTTGCGTAGGCTCGATGCGATCGCTTTGCCCACCAATTCGTCCACCTTTGAGTTTAAGTAGCGTTTGGGAATTATTAATATGCGCCGCGTCAAGGAGAGCACGTAGAGCACCAGTGAGAGCAGCGCTAAGACCACCAATAAGATGGGGAAGGCCAATAGCATAAGCGCCACGCCAAGGGATAAATTTAAACTCGACATACCAGTCCAGTTTTTCAAACTTTTCATCATTTGCTTCCCAGTTACGATACAGACCCAAGACTGTGCTTGTTGTCTCATCAATCATTAAAATGTAAGGAGCGCGTTGTCCTTCAGTTTGATCGTCTTCATCCAAACGCATGAAGCACGTAATCTCGTAAACACGACGCAATCCGTCAATGTTTTTAGAGGGTATGTCTTTGCCCTCAATTTTATCGTTTGCTTTTTCAGATCTTGTCTGATCATTTAACGGTGCATCTGAAGAGTACACGCTGTCAATGTCAACGTAGATACCTGCGTCAATACGCTGTAAGAACGTGTCTTCAGTAATGTCTTGTACTTCAGTGACGCGTTGCGATGTGTAGAAGTTGGTTGACGAGTATGGCAACAATATGTTATCAATCGCGACCCACTCACAGATCGGACGTTTTTGTTCTTCGTCCCAGCGCCACTTAAGGAACTGTGATCCACCTAACGGCAACTGAGTAAGCAGTTGCTCCATTTCATCGCGGTACTCAGGCACCTGCTCGGTTAGCTGCCAGTTAAGGAAGTTAACCTTACGATCTGCTGTCTCTTCTTTTACTCGATCTGCTTCGCCCTTGATGTTAGACTTAACTAAGCCATCGGGTGGAAGTAATTCTTTAGCCGTTGACGCAGCGAAGTCAACGCAGGCCTCTGCCATAACCGGGTGAACCACTTTGGAAGCACCGTCAAACGTCGCCCCTCCAGGTGCATCTTTTCCAAGCCCAGTTCTACGCAATCCTTCTTCATACTGTTTGTCTCGTTGTGAACGCGACTCTTTGTCAGCGTCAATTAAATCTAAATATTCCGTTGCCAGAGATTGTAATGTACTCTCATCAAACACCTCAGCCAAGTTCTCGTAGAACTGTGGATTTTTTCTTGGGCTTTGTTTTTCTTTATAGTTGACAACAACGGAACCGTCTTCTAACTCAATGACTTCTTCTTCAACGTCGCCGGGTTCTAGCCCAAGTGTTTCTTCATAGTAGTCCATCTCGGCGTCTTGTGCCATGGCCTCTTGTATGTTTTGCTCGGTTTCAAGGCCAGGCAAATTTGCGCCAGACTGAATGGGTAGTGTTGGGTTTGCCATTATTTTTTAATCTTTTTTGAAATTGCGCTTACTGCTTTTTTGATTGGCTTTGCAAAAGGGAGGGCGCTTAGCCCGGCAATTCCGCCAGTTAAGGCCGCGCCACCAGTCTCTCCTTGCCCGTACTGACGGTACATTTCTGGTCCTGCGTCAATAATAGTCCCCGCCGCCGAAAACGGATTTAAAATTTGAAGTGGTAAATATTCTATTTGTTGACCTTCAGAGCCAGTCCCAAATAATCTGTCGGCTGGTTTATCACCAATCAGACTTGCTATTTTGTCGCGCATAAAGGTTGTCGCTGTCCGGGGTTGTGCTTGAAACGTTGGCTCATCTTGTTGTAGTTTATTTGGTGCGTAGTCGTAGGCTTGCATTAAAGCTCGCAACATTTCCGGGCTTATTTGATCTGTGCTGCCGCCGCCTGCAAAAAACTTGGGCTGTATGCCAGACTCTTCCAACATTGCCTGCTGTGGGGTCTTTAACATACCAGGAGAGGCGGGAGTCATGCCGGCCTCTTCCATTAGTTTTTGTTGGGGGGTCTTTAGAAAGTTCATTTTGAGCGGGTAGTTATTCCTATTTATACTAATGCACAAATACTAGGAGATCCGCCCTACTGAGCGTACGGGTTCACAAATCGCTTGCTGAGGTCGTCGTCCACGTAACTATAGTCTCGAGCTGGTAGCGGGTCGAGTTGGATCCATCCAGAATCACGTAAAACGCGCAACGCTTGCGAGAGGGAGTCGACGTAGTCATCGTGTCCGCCAGCCTCTGGAAATGAACACACCTGACGAAGAAAACGTTTTGCCCAGTCTGCATATTCTCCTTTTCGTTGGGGTTCCTCTGGTATCCAAACTTTTCCTTTAGCTACCAGTGGAGAGACAATGTTTAATCGTTGCACCTTATCGGCACGTCCGGGGTTGTATCCGCGTACCGGTACCCCGGCGCCTTGGAGTTCTTGGATCAGCGAGATACCGGCGGACTTATCTTCCATCAGTATCAGGTCCGCCTTTCGGCCTTTGCCAAAATCGTTATCTGCTCCGTAGACAACCTCTTTAAAGTCGTTGATTACTTTCCTGCGTAGCTCGGGGTATGACAGATGCTCATCCCAAGCGTCTAGTAGTATAATTGCCGTGCCGGCGTCTTGCTGTTCAAACACGCCCCAAATGGTGCAGGCGGTTGGGTCGTTCATTGTCTTCTCAGAAGTCGCCGGATCATACGAAGCAATGACATACTCCAGTGTTGGAGTCGGCTTGTTGGCTGGCCAGAGCTTAAACTGTTTGCGCTTGATAATGCCGGACTGCTCCGGGTCAAGGATTTCGCCATAGATCTCTTGGCGGCCAATGTCAGTGCCATCGTAAGTCTCAAGCTGTTTGAAGAATGTTTCTGAGAGGTTGGCTCTGTTGTCATAAGACGAGGCGTTGGACACATATACGTCCCCGCCTACTTTGCCTTCGTTTAAGTCTACAATTAATTCTTTTGGTTTTGGTGTAGTGGTAATAATCTGCTGGACCCGAGGGATGCGTGGGTCCTTAAGACGGAGGGTAAACTGTACGCCGTCGTAGGCGTCGTCAATGTAGTCAAATGCACACAGCTCGTCAAACCAGGCCCCATGGTATTGCTTACCTCGGTAACGCTCGGGCTCAGAGGCGGGGATGCCCTGTATAAGAGATCCATTTGTAAGGGTGATTTCAAACAAAGATTTGTTGTAGTCTCGAATGAGTGCAGGGGGAATAATGTTAATAAGTCCGGAGTCTCCCTCAAAACAAGTTGCACGTATATCGTTTGATGTTGGAGCGGTGACGAGCCAACGGGTGTTGTCATAAGTCCAAGCCCGAATGCCAATCCAGTGGCTAGCAGTGTGCGTCTTACCCGATCCACGACCGGCAAGCATAAGAAACGTATCGTACTCACCATCATCTGGCTCCCGTTGGTGTGGTAACGCCTGCAGGTGCCACTTGACCTGCCAAACGGCGGCCGCAAGCTGGTCTTTGGGCCAGTGCGTGCGTGCTTGTGCGAACTTCTTTAATTCAAGTTCCTGTTTTGGTGTTAACGACATGAAATAAAACCCTCTCCTACGAGATAGCTGTTATCCGGCCCTTCTGTTTCAATGTGAACACAGGTTTGTGGCTGGATCTTTGTAATTTTTTCGATATACCTGCGCGCCTGGTGTATTTTTATCGGTTTAGATACCTGATTAGGTACCAGTTTTAACCGGGTTCTAAAAATTAACGTGTAGGTACTATTTTTTTCTGTAAATGTAAGGCTAGTCTTGCCACCCAGCGATTCAACAAGGCCCTGAATGGACAGCGCCGTGCCGTAATGTGTGGTAGAGAACCTAAACCGGTCTTTACTGGGTAGGTATTGGCGCGGTTTTGCAAATATTATGCCGCGCAGCAGCTCAATTCGTTGTTCTTTGTCCGCCAGCAGGTAGTTTGCCGGTATTTTGGTTGGGATACCGGGGGCCAACTGTGACTCTATGGTCGGAGATATGGTAAACTGCCGCCAGCCGTTGTGTATTGTCTTGCGGATCTTGATTTTGTACCCAAAATCTTTAAGCTGTTGCTCTACTTCTTCCTGTGTCGACGGGGTTGTCGTAAAAAATTTGCTAGGTTTGCGGTTTACAAACCAAAAACCAAAGACAAACGGTGGCACGGGTAGGGTTTGGTGGGGTAGCTCAATGGGTTTTGTGGTAGGGATTGAATAGATCTTACAATTTGTCCTGTCTTTTAAGTTACCATCTAGCAACGTCTCCACATTCATCGGCTTTAGTGGCCGCCTAAACGGATGGTAACCCTTGTACTCTATAACCCTATCCCTGTATTTAAAGTTTTCCACTAAAAATTCTAGGCGCTTGTCACCAGAGATTGTCAGATAGTCATTTAACATGACTTCGTAACAACTATCTGAGAAGTATTCCTGTACCAACTTTACCTTTACCGGTTTACCATTCTGGTCAAACAGGTAGTCACCCGGCTGGATTTTGTTTGCTGGTTTCCAGTAGTCTAAAGTTAAGACCTTTTGATTTGCTAGTATCGCCATAAAAATTATCTAGGACCCACTGGTCCAACCAACGCCCTAACGGCGCCCTAATTTTGTTTTGGATTTCTACGGGCAGCCGGTTAATATCCAGGTACTCGCAGGCCTTTAAACGAAACTCAATATACCTAACCGTCT